CGGTGGGCGCGGTCAGGATGGTCACCTGGTCGTAGCGCTTGATCTCGACCGCGGTGTCCCAGGGGATCGAGAGGTTGGTGTTCATCTGGTAGATATCGGCGTCCCCGACCACCACGGACTGAGCCGACGTGACCTCCCAGATCCGGCAGCGGCCCTCGTAGAGGACGGTGGCCACTCCCTCCGCGGTGTAGACCAGAGAGTCCTCGTCGTAGCCCTCGGGGACTCCGGAGCGCTCGATCCGACAGGTGTACTGCATCACCGCGGTGGCCCGGTTCCGGACCCAGTTCCGCGCGTAGGAGCTGATCGGGCTGTCAGTCGGCTGGGAGGGCGGCGTGGGATCCGGTCCAGGTAGAACCGGAGTGGAGAAGTCGGTGGCGAACCCAGTGTCGAAGCTCATCAGGACACCGGCACGTAGTCGATCACCATCGCGTCACCCGAGCCTGGCTCTGAGCCCTGGAACGGCACGTTGCTGACAGTGCTCGGAATGGACTCGATGTGGATCGGCAGGGTGCGCCCGTTGGTGATCAGGGTGGCCGGGCCGGTGATCAGGAACTCCACCGCCACCCCGGGATCGGTCACTCCGCGCAGCCGCCCTCGCATCCCGGTCGGGTCGCCCTCGGTCCACAGGTCCAGTGGTGGCACCGCCCCGGAGGTCACCGAGTCGGAGACCTGCAGCACGTTGGCGGTATCGACCCAGGCGGGCTGGAGCCCTACCTGACCAGGGGTGAGCCCGAGGGTCTTGGTGTACTTGTAGGCCGCCGAGCGCACCGATGCATCGACGAGGACTTCCCACAGTCCGCTCACGATCTCACGCAGGTCGGACGCGCTGATCTCCCCGGCGGAGTTGTCCGGGAGCAGAGCCAGCATCTCGTCCAGGGTCATGGCTCCACGATCTTCTCGTAGTCCGGGACGTTCTGGTTCCCGGTGATCGGGATGTCAGGCGGGTAGACCCCGCCGTAGTCCTGAGCGCCGGCCTCCGTGTTGTCGTGCATGCCCTTGCCGAAGCTGAACGGCTTGGTGTCCGGCTCCAGGGGCTCGTTGGGAGTGATCCCTCCGACATCGGGGATCGTCCCAACGAGCTTGGCCGCGTACTGCTGACGCAGGTTCGCAGCCAACTGGCGGTACTGGTCACCCACCGGCCCGAGAGAGACGCTCACTCCGTCAGCGGAGTAGGACGCCTCGCGTGCGTAACGCGCTGCGATGGTATCAGCCACTGCAGCGGCTACATACTCGTTGGAGTGGTACAGCGGGAACCAGGTGTCGTAGGCCCACTGGATGTCCTCATCCGAGACCTGCCACTCGCCCGGGATGATGTCCTGGAGCAGGAACCGGATGGTGTCCTTGTCGGTGGTACCAGCACCGTCATAGGTGTAGGTGGCCATCAGTGCCCCTTCACTGCCGCCTACGGTTCATCGCGATGCCTCCAGCGCCAGCAGTCAGACCGCCGGCTGCGATGCCACCGGTCAGCCCGGGACGACCCTGCAAGGCCTGGCCTGCCTTCTGGAGCTTCCCACCGGCCTTCACGTAGCCAGCACCGATCGTCCGAGCACCCTGGTTGAACCCTGCGCTGGGATGCGGGTTCGCCCGCACCGCACCGAACACCTTGTTGCCCTGGCTCCGTACTCCAGAGCCCAGGTGCTCCACGCCACGACCGATGGCACCCCCAGGCTTGGCCAGCATCCGCCCAGCCGCACCCGCGCCGGGCAGCTTGAAGGCCTTCTCGATGTCACCGTGGTCGATGCCGAATGCGCTCTCCATCACTCCTCCAAGAGTCCCTTGCGTCCACGACCAGCAGCCTCCATGGCCAGCACCCGATCGGTCTCCTCGGGGTACTTGGTCAGGTAGCCCTTCACCTCATCCACCGTGTGATCGGCGGGGTCGTACTGCGGCATGTCGCTACCCTCCTCGATCGGCTCCTGCTCGGGCTCGACGACCTCGCCATCGTCAGGAGTGGGTGCCAGAGCGTCCTCACCGGGGCCCTCAGGCTCCGGAGTGAGCTCGGGGTTGGTCAGCACGTCCAGGTCGATCGCGGAGTCAGGCTCGGTGGGCCAGACCAGCTGCACCCGGTCCCGGTTCAGGTACTCCTCGGCCTCCTCGCGAGTCCGGATGTGAGTGTGCCAGTGCCTGGGCTTCAGGTGACCCTCTTCCAGCACCGGGATCACGAACCGGGCCCGGACCAGGGTCTCGATGTTCCGGGCCTCCTCCTGCGGGAACTCCTGACCCAGCACGTACTCCTCACCGGCGTAGATGAAGTTCTTGGCCGCCAGGAAACTGATCCCGTCGTTCTTCAGCAGCTGAACCATCAGCTCTCCTCCGGCTTCTTCTTCTTCAGCTTGATCGCCTTGCTGCCCTTGTAGTAGCCCTTGTTCTGGGCCGCATTCGCGCCCACCGCTCCGCCCACGATCGGGACTCCGACCGCGCTACCCGCGAGCGCCGGAGCGAACTCATGGCCGGCGGCCTGCCACTTGTGGCCCTTCTTGCCGGCGATCAGACCGTGCGTGCCCGGGAACAGACCTGCGGTGATGCCTCGTCCGACGCTCATGTTGGAGCCGGTGGTCCAGTGCTCCGACTTCTTGTAGATGTCCCCGTGCTCGACTCCGAAGGCTGACTCCATCATGTGCTCCTAACAGAGACGGGCCGCGGGGTGGAACTCCTTCGGAGCATCCCCACAGCCCGTCTCAGAGTAGAACCTGCTACGCCACCGCGTTGGCCAGGAAGATGCCCATGTCCTTGGCGACCACGCGCATGTCGTACGTCATCTCGCCCTCGATGCGGTCCGCAGCGATCGGCTCCATCCGGAAGTTCTTCATCCGGATCCCGAAGCTGTTCCCAGCCAGGTACCCGTTCCAGGTGAAGGTGTAGCCACCAGCCGGAGTCATCAGGGACGGCGAGCTGGGGGTGTAGACCAGCAGCGCCGACTTGGAGTTGGACATGAACTGGTACGTCGCGGCGGCGTCCTGCGCCTTGGCGTCGTTCAGCTCGGCCACGTTGGTCACCGTCGCGTAGCTGACCAGGATCCGCTCCACGTCGAACAGCGACGCGAGCAGGTCGGTGGTCACCACACCACGCTGGGTGTACTTGATCCGGTCGATGATGTCCGGGTGGTTCTTCAGCTGGGTGATCGTCCGAGCACCGAGGACCAGCGTGTTGGCCTTGCGGCCTGACTGCTCCACGAAGTTCGTCTGCAGGTCAGCGAACTGCACGATCGGGTCCGAGGCCGGGTCGCTCCACTGCAGGAACTGCCCTGCACCGACTGTCCCGGTCACGCCGGTGAGGTCGGTGCCCCACTGGCCGGTGGTGAAGAACTTGCTGTTCCAGTCCAGGTCCCGCCGGAGCAGGAGCTGGTTGGTCACGAACGTGGTCGCGTCCGAGTCCAGCCGCCAGTTCGAGTCGGCGTTGGAGCGCACCTGGTCGTCGATGTCCTTGTGGACACCCCAGACCTCGCAGAAGTACTGCCCCGTGTCGATCTTCCAACCGACTCCAGCCGTCTCGGTGCCGGGCGCGCGTTTCTGCGCGTCGGTCCTGCGCCAGTCGGACTTGGAGTACTTCCAGTACAGATCGCTCTGCTTCTGCACCGGCACCCGCGGGAACACCTTGTCCGCGATGAACTGCGCCTTGTCCTGCATGTAGGCGACAGAGACGTTGGTGAGCGGAACATTGACGTGGAGATCGCTCTGAGTGGGGTTCGGCATGGCTTCTCTCCTCTCAGATCGTCAGGAGAACGTTGACGAGTTCTCCGGCGTTGGCGGCGGTGGACAGTGCGATGCCGACGATGGCGGTGGCACCTGCGGACGTGGCCTGGCCATCTGCACTGACCTGGACCTTGGCACCCGCGACGATCGGCGCATCGGCGACCACCTTGGACACCCCGTGGATGGCGACCGTGGCGGCCTGGCCGGCACCCTGGGGCTTGTTCTGCATCACCCCGATGCAGGGACCGGTGCCATCACCCAGTCCCACCTGATGCACCCCGGTCACCTTCACGAAGTGGTACTGCTTCCCACCATTCGGATCCAGGGAGCCGGGCTGACCCGGGACTCCCGTGTAGATGCCCAGGGACGAGTCCGCGTTCAGCGTGATCGACCGTAGGCTCTCTTCGTAGGCCATGAGCTACTTCCCTCCTACCGGTTCTGCTGCGAACGCAGGTACTCGTCGTAGGCGTCCGGATTCTGGTCGAACACCGTATTGATGGCTGAGACAGCGTTGTAGTCCTCGGACTTCCCGAAGGCCTCGTGAGCGTGCGCCTCGACCTGGCTGTAGATGTCGGCGTTGTCGCCGCCACCCTGGTAGCCGGTCTCCTCGAAGATGATCTCGCCCGCCGTCTCCAGCGCCTTGGCGATCACCTTGCAGTCGTCGAAGCTCATCGTCTCGGCCATCCGGTAGAGCACCGGACCGAGCTCGTCGGCAGGGATCGGGAGGTTGTACTCCGCGGCCTTGGAGATGTACTCGCGGGTCAGCCGGAGGTCTCGCTCGGACTTCGCGATCCGGCTGTTCTCCTGCAGCGCGGTCTCCAGCTCCTCGACTCGACCGAGCGCCTTGGCGATCACCGAGTCGCGGTCCTTGTCGCTGAACGCCTTGCTGAGCTCCTCCATCACCGCAGCTGAGAAGCTGCCGGTCTGCGGAGCAGACTTCTCGAAGAAGGCCGACTTACCGACCCCAGCGAGCTCGGGCACGGGCTGGTCCTCCTCCACCATCACATCGCCGTCGTCCGCGCCATCGTCCTCGACGTACTCGTAGGCCTGGCCTGCGTCGTCGTACACGATGTCGCCGAACTCCAGCTGGTCCTCATCGAGGGGCTTACCCTCCTGGTTGTAGAGCTTGGGCATCTCTTCCTCCTCGGGAGCCCGCTTCGCGATGACGAACCGTGAGTACTGGTTCGCGGCCTTGTCGACTGTGGAGATCTCGTCGATCTCCATGTCCGTCAAGTTCTTGATCGGTCGTGGCATCTCATCTACCTCTAGTTCTCAGTCTCACGGTGCTGTCCATTCGGGTTGTCGCTGTGATCGACTCCGAAGGCTGATGTGGTGTCGCGCTTCTCGTAGGACTGCCAGGAGTTCCTCCGGCCATGATGAGCCAGAGCAGCCCCGGCACCAGTCACCGCAGCCACCCCACCCAGACCAGCAGCGAGCTTCCCGCTCCGGGTTGCCTTGGCATGACGCACCGCCTGAGCCGCCTTCACGTTCGGCAGGTGCCGGGCCTGGATCTGACCCGCAGTCCGGTTCTTGCTCTCGTTCTTCAGCGCGTGGACTCCAGCCGCTACCGCACCTGTTCCAGTGCCCGCAGCCACGGACGCTCCACCGACCTCGTACTTCTTCGCGCGCGCGTGCCGTTTCGCCTCGGGGTCGTAGTTCCGAGCCACCGGCTCCCAGGCCTTGGCGATCTCCTCCTCGATCTGCTCGTGGGTGATCGCGTGGCCCTCCTCACCGAAGTAGCCCATCTCCATGCCGAGGTCCGATGCTCCTTCAGACTTCTTCACCGGTACTGCCTGCTTCCGCCGGCGCGACTCCGCCGAGTAGATGCTCGCCTGGTTGAAGCCGCCCACGCCGCCGATGCCACCAGAGACGATCCCGGTGTTGATCGCGGCGTTCTTCATCCCCTCCGGAGTCGCGTTCCCCAGCTTCGGGACCTTCCGGATCGCCTTCAGGGTGCCGGTGCCCACCCTGCCCTTGCGCGCAGCCACCGCGGCCACGCCGGTGATCCCGAGCCCGGACAGACCCAGAGTGGAGGTGGTCCGGGCGATCTTGCCCTGGATCTTCTGGCGATGACGGAGCTCGGTGTCGCTCATCGAACGAGCCTTGCTGACCGGCTTCCGCGCCCTCAGCTTCGTCTGCTGGACGGCCAGCGTCTTCTTCTGCTCCTTCCGCGTCGCCAGTCCGGCGGTGGCAGTCAGTCCGGCTCCGCCTGCGATCCCAGCCATCCCCCAGCGACCCGGGTGGTGCGCCTTCTCCGCGGCCTTGGTACCGACATCGGTGATCAGATGCACCGACTCTCCCCGGGGGATGAACCGCTTCTCCAGCTTCTCCTTGTTCTCAGCGATCTTTCGGTCTCGACGAGTCGTGCCGAGGTAGGCAGGAGAACCTGCTGCGGTGCCGATCACAGATCCGGTGAGCACCGCGTTCAAGTTGGTGCCTCGACGGATGGAGCGGTCGTCCTTCATGTCCTGGTTCAGCTGGCCGAACCTGCGACCCTTCGGCTTCCCATTCGACTTCAGACGGGTAGCTGGATCGCTGGTGAGGTTCCCGACCCGGGCCTGGGCCCGGGCCTGAGCCCTGCCCCGGACCGCGTGGAAGGCCCCACGCACCTTGTCGGTCCTCTTCGGGAGCCTCAGCGTGGTCATAAACGCCTCCCGTGGCCGTTGCAGAAAGACTTTCCGGCCCCTACGCTGAAAGAATGGGATCCAGCAAGGAGTACATGCGCGAGTGGCGAGCGAAGAACCAGGACAAGATACGCGAGTACAACCGCAAGAGTCGGTACAACAGGTACGGCCCCTCCCGCCAGGCCGCCATCGACTACCTCGGTGGGCGGTGTCACGGCTGCGGCTTCGATGATGTCCGATGCCTCGATGTCGACCACGTTTTCGGCGGTGGGAGCAAGGAGCGCGCTCGGCGCGACCGGATTGCCTTCTACAAAGATGTCGTCGCCGGGGACCGCCCAGATGTCCAGCTTCTCTGTCTCAACTGCCATCGGATCAAGACCTCTCTGGAGCGTCAGTAACAGGACTCCGACGGCCCGAGCCATGGATGCTGAACCCGGTCCGCTCGCCGGACTTCACCTTCGCCCAGACATCGGGATCCTGGACCTTGAATCCGACCCACCAACCGGTGGGCACCGAGTCTGGCAGACCCATCGCGTCTCGCTTCTCCGGAGTCACGATGAAGCTCTCGATCATCTCGCTCTTCTGGACCGGGCTCCAGTCGTCACGCAGGTGCATGTCCCCGCCCTTGCGGGACTTCATCACGTACTCGTAGCCGGCCTTCTCCATCTCGTCGACGGAGATGTAGTCGCCCTGCAGATCTACCACCGGCTCCCCGTTCACCTCCACCACCGAGGCCCAGCCGAAGATCTGCTGCTTGTCGGCGTCGGCCTTGGAGATCTCGGCGTTCCAGATCACGTCTACTTCGGTGTCGTCGGCCTTGCTGATCTGAGGTACCGGTTGGACGAACTTCCCCCGTACCTTCCCGTTCGGCTTGGCGGTGCCGGCTCGCACCCGCTCGTTGTACGCCGCCCGCATCTTCTCCTTGTCGAACCGGAGCGCCTTCTCGACCTGGTTGGTGGTGATCACCTTGTCCGGGAGCTTCTTCAGCGCCCCAGCGCCCTTCTTGGTGTACTCCAGCCCCTTCTTCCGGACCTTCGGGTTGGAGATCACAGCCATGGTCAGCTGTCCCTTGGTCCGGGGGATGCCGGCGTTGTTCCGCATGTCGGTGGAGTCCGCCTTGACCACCGGAGTCTTCTTCTTGGTGTCCCCGTGCAGGATCTTGGTGGCCATCAGCTCACCACCCAGCCCCGCCACCTCCAGTGGCACCAGTCCGGCGGCCAGCTTCTTGGACTTCACCGCGGTCTTCAGCGCCCTGAACTTGGCCCTGGGTGCATGGAACTCGTGGGCTGCCTGCTGCGCCTCCCGAGCCTTGCGGTACCCGCCATGCGTCTCAGAGGCAGCCAGCCCCAGACCAGCAGCACCAGCGGTGGCTCCGACCGCGCTCAGCCCGGCGGTGAACGCTCGCTTGCGCTTGTCGTGGGTGGCCAGGTCGGACTGGGCGGGGTTCATCTTCTCGATCAGCTCGTCGCCGCCACCAGCGAGGATCAGCTCGGCTACCTCCCGCATCACATCGCTCATGTGTCCATCGTCCTAGCCTCCGCTACTCGTACGGGCGCATCGGGACGACCGGGATCTCCCGGCCCTCGTCCTCGATGTAGTCGGTGGTCGGTCCCGTCTCCACGTACTGGCCGGACAGTTTGAACATGTGCGGCCCTGCCGTCCGAACCATGTTCTCGTCCCGATGCCCGTGCTGGACCTCCAGCACCCGGTAGTTGAACTCGTCGGGATGCACCCCGGCCTGCTCCAGCACGTCCTGGTCGTTGACGTAGGAGAAGTCCTCGGAGACTCGATGCCCCATGCTGTCGGTCCAGATCACGTCCTCGTAGTTGTCCAGATCGATGTCGTTCCAGGTCTCACTCTGCTGCGTGCTGGTGGCGAACCGGTGCAGCGCGGCCTCGAAGGACTGTGAGCTAACCACGGCGTACATCGGCTCACCATCCTCATCGACGCTCTGGACCCGAACTGAGCCGTTGTGATGAGATCCCAACACCGCGTCCAGGATCTCGTCCTCCTTCGCCCGGCGGGCCTCGGTGACCGCCATCCCGACCTGATCCCGGGAGTCGACGAACAGCTTCTGATCCAGGTACATGTCGGTGTCGTAATCACTCAGGTGCACCACCGCGTAGTAGGAGCGACCATCCGGATGCAGCTGGACCGGCCCGTACGGAGCCAGGTCCGGCTTGCCCTCGGGCTGCACCGCGGGCTCCACGTTGATCGCCGTGGAAGGTCCCGTCAGGTTGATCTCCGAGGGCGCTCCGGTCAGATTGATCTGCTGCTCTGGTACCAGGCTGATCGTGGGCTGAGCGATCGAGATCTCCGCCGGCGCGATGTTGATCTCCTCCTGAGCGATACTGATCTGACGCTTGGGCCGAGGTCGCGGAGCGATGTTGATCAGACCGCCGGTGATGTTGATCTCCTTCGGCTCTGGGGTCTCGGACTCAACCATCGGCTCCTCGGGCTCCTCCATCGCCGCTAGCTGCCGCCAGATATCGGCCCGCGGGCGCTCCTTGGTGGTCACTCGGGAGAAGCGGCCTGGGTTCTCCGGATCGCCCCCGCGCGGGTGCTCCTTGGCATCCCAGTCGGCCTTGGAGATCCGGTGCGAGGTCTGCTTCAGATGCACGACGGTGAGCCCGTTGTCCTCCCCCACCTGCGTGATCTGGAACTCTCCCCGGGTGATCCACTCCGCCTGCCGCTCGGAGACCAGCGGAGAAATGTTCAGCGCGTTGGCCTTCGGCTCCAGCATCATCACCAGTGGATGCGCGGAGGTGTCGGTCCGGCCCTCACGCTTCGCGTGCGCGCGAGCGATCATCGGGCCCCACTTCCGGGCGAAGTGCTCGGAGAACGACCGATCCTCGGTGAACGAGGAGATCGGCAGGGTGAAGGTGCTGCCCTGCTTCAGCTCGTCCAGATGCTCGGTGGTCACCGTCATCCCCCGGTACAGCGCTGGAGCGTTCGCCGGCGCGGAATCCACAGCCTTGATCAGTGCCTTCAGCGACTTCTCGGTCTGGCTCAGCTTCATCTTGCCGGCGTAGTACTCGTTGTCCGGGTCCTCCATCTTCCGCGCCCGCTGGACGTGTGCGGACTTCCGGGACCAGGCCGCAGCGCCGTGCGCCAGCCGAGCCATCTCCTTGTCCCGGTGCTTCAGTGGGGTGATCAGGTAGCGCGGCTCCTTGACGTAGCCGACAGCCTGAGCACTTCGGTGAACGATGGTTCCCTGGATCACCTTGGCTGAGGGGCTCTCCAGGGCGTTCACCTTGTGCCCAAGCTGCCGAGTTCGGGACTGGCCCCCGGCCCAGCGACCGTCGCCCCCACGCGGCTGATGCGGATCGAACCGCTTCTCCAGCTTGAACCGGTTCTCGATCAGTCGAACCACACACCGACAGTTCGGGTGCACGCCCGGTGACCAGAAGTCACCTTCCTTGGTCTTGAACTGCTCGTTGACCAGCACCTTCTGCCCGTGCAGCGGGCCGCACACCGGACAGACCCGCTCGTCGTGAGCGGTGATCCAGATCTTCTGAGCGCGCTCGGTGAGCCGGCCCTTGTCCTGCATCCACATCCAAGCGAACTGCTTGGCCTGCTCCTCGATGTTGTGCTCTTCCTGCTCGCTCAGCTTCTTGACCCGACCGGTGAAGGACTTGTCGATGTAGTCCCTGGACCTGGCCTTCACGTCGAACGACGCCGGAGACTCCACCGAGGTGGTCAGCTGCTGGTTGTGTGCGTACCCGCGCATCTGTCGAGGGGTCAGCCCGTAGGCGTCCAGCACCTTGTCCGCTGCCGCCTTGGCCGGGATCCTCCGGTTCACCATCGTGTTGAAGCCCTCGGCCAGCGCATCCCGAGAGGAGGCGTGGAAGTAGTCCCCGACCTTCTCCGCGTGCTTCTCGGCCAGGTCGTAGATCACGCTCATCGGCACGTCACCGGCTCCGGCCCGCGTCCACGCGCGCACGTAGGCGTCCGCGATCACCGGAGCTGAGACCTTCCGGTACTGCGGCAGGAGGATCTGCCAGGTCATGTCTGCCAGCCGCAGCAGCTGACCGTAGGTGGGCTCTACCAACCCCCGCGCCTCGGCCTTCATCTGCGACACCATCCGGGCCCGGACCATCGCCAGCGCGGCCTCCAGGGCCTCGGCTGGTGAGGTCAGGAAAGCCCCCGGGGCGGGTAGATCCCGGGGTCGGAGATCGGTGGGGTTGAAGTGCAGCTCAACCGAGGGAGAGGTCACGCGGTGTTCTTCCGACGCAAGTAGCCCTCGTCATCCTGCTCGAACAACTCCGATCGGGTCTCAGCCAGACCACGCTCACCAAGGTCTAGCTTGTTGTGCCGGTCCGGAAGCGTCTCGTACGCATGCTGGGTTTTCGCCAGCATCTCGCCAATCTCCACCTCACTCGGAGTCTCCCCGCTCTCGATCAGAGTCTGCAGCTCCTCGGCAGCAACCAGCGCCTTGTCACCGGGAGTGACATCGAGGAGCCCGTGACCATACCGCCAACGACGCAGCGCCTCGACTCGCTGTCGCACCACTGCCTGCTTCTCGACATCGCTCATCGCCTGGCCCACCGAGTTAGGAGCGCTCGGACGCACCGCGACGCTCCGATCCCATGAGCCCTGGTAATGTGCCTTGAGCGCGCGCATCCGGTGCACGTCGGTGATCCGTTCGAGCAGGTCTTCCTTCTTCGCACCCACGATCATGTCGATGGCCCGGTTGTCGTAGTGGTCCTTGAAGATCCGCTGAGCCACCTGCCGGCGCATGTCGATGTTGTTCGGGTCCTGGACTGCCGGGTTCCGGTCGACCTCCTGGTAGACCTGGCGCAACGCACTGAGCTCGTTCTTCATCGCCTCATCGCCCCGCCTCGCCACCTCGGACAGAGGTAGTCCGGTGGTCACCGAACGGGTCCGGTTGTCGATCGCCTGGATCTGGGTGTCACGCTGAGCGTCGGAGTCGGTGGTCTGGTAGCCCTCGCCCTGGAACGTCATCGGGTCCGTGGTCCAGTACAGCGCCATCCGAGGATCGAAGGCCACCGCGTTCAGGTCTCCGCGTGAGGCCGCATAGGCCTGAAGCGCGGACCTCTGACTGGGTGAGGACAGGTGACTCCGCAGCCTCTCGACCAGCTCGTTGAACCGAGCGTTGTGCTCCGGGTCCTGGATGGCCGTGGCGAAGGCCCCTGGATCTACCTTCGAGTCTGCCAACCCGATCACGTCCTCGAACGCGAGCCGAGATGCCGGGTCGAGAGGCAGCTGCTGGATCTCGGTGAACAGATTCACCGCGCTGTCCTGGTACTGAGCCTGACGAGCGGCCTGGTCGACAGGTGTTGGCGCTCCTGCCGCTGTGGTCTCTGGAGTCGCAGCGGCCTCCTCCGTCGCCTCCGTCTGCGGGTTCGCAGCCCGCTGGTGGGGCACCCGATCGCCCTGACCAGGACCGATCCGACCACGCTGGTAGTCGGCCTGGGAGGCGGAGAACTTCTCGCTCCCGACCGAGCCACCGGCAACGGCGTTCGCCTCGGTGCCGAACAGACCCGCGCGCACCGCCGTGGGCCGGTTCCGACCGGGCTCGACGTAGCCCTTGTCCTTCTCTCCGGAGAAGGTCTCGTCCTCCTTGGTGATCACCGGGTGGGACTTGATGTAGTACGGGAACTGCTCGGCCAGCGCGTCCTGCGCGGCCTCGTAGCCCTTGGCATTCAGCTTGTAGTTCCCGGCCTTGCCGGCCATCACCATGTTCCGGGCAGCCCGGGACCACTCCACCTCATCCCGAGAGGGGTGATCCTTCATCCCCTGCTCGGCCACCAGACGCATGATCTTCTCGTCCTCGGGAGTGAAGTCCGGGTCCTCCTGGTACTCCATGATCCGGGACTGGACCTTGGCCTTGATCGCCGGCCCGCGCTCGCCCGGGTACTCCTGCGCGACCTCGCGCTGGATCGCCTGCCGGACCGGAGCCGGCACGTCACCGGTGCTGACCTTGTTCGACTGCACCGCATCCAGGAGCTGCTCGTAGCGTCGGGTCATCCGCAGCGCCTTGTCGTTGTACCGACGCCCGCCCCGGAAGTCCTGCTCGAACTCGATCGAGAAGGTGCCCGAGCGCGAGGTCACCGTGACCCGACGCGCACCGGAGATCAGCCCGGTGTAGATGTCCTCGGAGGTCAGCCCGCCCACCGAGCGGGTCCGGACGTACTCCCCACCCTTCAGCGCCTTCAGGTTCTTCAGGTTGAACGGCAGGTAGTGGTCGTCGCCGTAGCCGACCGCCTGAGTGACGATCTGCCCGTCCTTGTTCAGGATGATTCCCTCCGAGGGCGGCAGGTTCCCGGACTCGGACTGCAGGTTGTAGAGCTCCCCCTTGGGGAAGTTGGGGGAGCGCCTCAGCTGCTGGACGATCACCTTCCGGCCCTGAGCCAGTTCCGAACGAGTCGGCGGGCGATCCATCGCCTTGGCCCGAGCAGCACCCATCTGGGAGATCGAAGGAGCGACCGGTCCGCCACCCTTGGGGTGCACCCGAGTACCCGACCGACGCATCCCGAGCTCGTCAGCCCGGGGCTTCTCACCGGCCCGAGGGACGTAGAGCTCGGTCTGGTCCGGCACCCCACCGGTGCTCTTGGCGCTCGCGATCGCGCGCCCGTAGAGCGCCACGATGTGCGCGTCCGGCTTCTTCTCGGTGCCCCGGTACCGATAGGCCGTCTTCCGGGCGGTAGGGCCGATCACGGCCTCGGCCTCGGCACCATGGCTGCCCACGACCTCCGCGAGCTTCGCCGCAGCCGCCACCTTCGTTCCCGGTGCGATCGCACCGACGTAGGAGCCGGTAGTACCCACCCGGTTGTACAGACGCTCGTTGGAGGCCTTCATGTCCGGGGGAGCAGCGCGCCACTGAGCACCGAACGTGGGCATCTGGTCCAGAGCGGTGTTGGCCATCTCCATCCGCTGGCCGGTCCGGTCACCGGGCTGAGCACCCAGCGCGTGCGCCAGGCTGAACGCAGCCCCGCCGGCGGTCAGTGTGGTGGGCGTGGCGTCGGCCTCCAGCAGCGTGTAGTGCGGGTTCAGCAGCAGATGGTTGGCGTCGCCGGCCCCGCCCATGTGCCGGACCCGGAACTCGTTCCCCTGCTGGTCCGCGAACCGCAGGTGCACCTGACGGTCTCCGTCCGCGCCAGTGGACTGGCTGGCCACGTTCAAGAAGCCGGCCAGCTGTCGGTACTCGTCCTGGTACTGGGCCTTCTGCTCCTTGGTCAGCCGGGCGTACTGCATCCGCTGGGCGGGGTCGTGGGGCACCAGGCCCATCCCGTTCGCGACCTTGTTCGAGAACGGGGCCTTCTGGTTGTGCTTGATCTTGGACCGGAACTGACCGGAGTGCGGGTCGCGACGGAAGTCGGACTCCTTGAACTCGTAGAGCCCGGCGATGTAGGGGTTGACCACCGCCTTCTCGATCTCCTCCAGGGCAGCCGCAGCCTCCTTCGCGCCCTCGTGGTGGCCCTTCGCGATGGTGGCCATCATCGCCTTCTTGACCAGCTCCACCCGCTGGTACAGCACCTCGTCCAGGTGCCGCTGCAGAGTGCGCAGGTTCTTCTCCACGTCGGTCTCGAAGATCTCGCCGGCCACCATGGTGGTGAACATCTCGGCGGAGTCGTCGTCCATCTTCATCACCAGGTCGAAGGTCTTCCTGGCGGCCTCGTGGTTGAACTCGGGGTCATCGGAGTGCACATGTTCCTCGTAGAGGTACTTCTTCACCCGGCCCTTCTTCTTCCGCCGGTGCTCGCGCTCGATGTCCTGGACCCGTGGGAACTGGTTGGCCAGGCCACCGGCCACGGTGCCGGCGATGACCGGCTTCAGCCAGCCCTCACCCCTGGACTTGGCGATCTTCCCGCCGGTCTCCTTGTCCCACTTCGCCGCGATCTGGGGGTGCTTGGCGTGCATGAACTTCCGCTGAGCAACGCTCTTGTAGGGCATCTCAGGATCCCTTCTTCTTGCGACCGGCGAGCAGGCCACCAGCGGCTACCGTACCGACTACCGCCGATGGGCCGCGGAACCTGCGCACCACCTTCGCGGTGTCCCCGTACACCTCGGCGAAGTGAGTCGCCTGCGCGGCATCGCCACGGAGCCTGCCGGCCTTCGCCGCGGTCTCGTGCGAGACACCGTGCAGGTACTTCTTCGGGTCTCGTGCCATCGCCTCATCGGAGTGCACCGGATACCTGGACTTGGGGAACGGCTGGCCCGGGTGCCTCTTGACCTGCCGCGCGTACTGCTTGTCGGTGACCGTGGGGTCCTTGCGTCCTGCCATGCTCGGGATCAGTCGCCCAGCCTCATCGATGGCGTGGCTGGCCCGGTTGTTCCACTTCTTCTCCTGACGCCCCAGCACCGCGCCAGCACCGGTGCTGACCGCCGCGCCGGTGGCACCAGCACCCGCGAGGGTGGCGTTGTACGCCTGGCCTCGACGACGGTCCTTGCGCACCTCGCTCTTGGCCCGGTGCACGCCGTACGCCGTGGCCGCAGAGCCACCGATCAGCGCTGCGCCGGCGACCTTCTTGGCCCCCGCCATGTGCCGCAGCACCTGCAGCTCCGGCTTGATCTTGCCCTGGTTCCGAGCGCGGGTGAACGTCTGCGAGGGAGTCGGGTTCTTGATCTTGGACTTCTTATCCTCCACCCGCTGGAACCACTTCACGCCGCCCTCATGGACAGCACTGCGGTAGCCGAGGACACCGCCACCGCCCAGCTTCGCTCCGGCCCTGGCCTTCCCAGCCAGCCCTGGCTCCTTCAGCCGAGCCACGTCGTGGTAGCTGCCCTTGACCCCGGGGATGCCACCGGCCACCAGTCCGGTCCCTGCCGTGACCGCGCCAGCACCGGCGATCGCCGAGCCCTGAGCATGGCGCTTGTCGCTGTTCTTCTTGGAGACCACATCGCCATGGTCGATCCCGAACCCGCTGATCATCGCTTCCCCTTCGGTGGGGGCTTCTTCGCGGTCTTCTTCGATGCTCCTACGGACCTGGCCGGCGGCTTCGCGAACCGCTGCTTGTCCTTCAGCTGCTGGGCGGTCAGCTTGGCGTTCGTGGCAGCGGAGCGGTCCTTCAGCCGCATCTGCTCCTTGGTCCGCTTGTGATCTCGGTTGGCCATCGTGTCCTGCAGGCGCATCTTCTCCTTCTCGCGCCCGTGCTGGGACTGAGCCACCTTCTCCTGCTGCTGCATCATCTGCAGCTGGCGACCATGCTCCTTGTCGGCGTTCGGGTCCTCAGGCGGCGGCTGGTTGGCCAGCTGCTGCTGCTGAGCCTGCATCTGCAGGTCCTGCTCCTGGGTGGCCGGGTGCGGAGTCTGGGCGTGCATCTCGGCCTGCTCCGGGGTCATCCCCTGCGCCGTCATGTCGGCCTTCTGCTTCAGCCCGAGCAGCTCCATCTGGCCCTGCCCGTACTCCATGGCCTGCTGCTGCTCCAGCATCACCTTCTTGTAGTCCACGTCCTCGTCGGTCATCTCCGGGAGGCGAGCGATCTCGCGGATGTACTTCTCCAGCTCCGGGTCCGGGAACCACTGCATGCCGGCACCAGCGGTCGCCGAGATGAAGGCAGCCAGCTGGTCCAGGGCCGGCGGATCCACATTGGTGGGCTCGAACCTGGGCAGCTCGTCCAGCTTCCAGCCGTTCACCGCGAACAGCCGGGGCACCGCGTATCGGTTCAGGGTGTCCGCGATGGACTTGGTGATCGCGTTCAGAGCAGCCCGGAAGATGCCGGTCTTGTCGGTGTGCAGGGAGTAGGAGCCGGTGTCCTGGTGTCCGACCAGGATGAAGTCGGCCAGCACGCTCATCAGGATCCGCTGCTCGTAGCGCTGGATGATGCTGTTGGTGTCGAACTGCCGGGTGCCACCGGAACTCATCAACTCGAAGTCGAACAGCGGCTGCTTGGTGTCCGGGTCGTACTGGGTGGGCAGCACCAGGCCCTCGTTCTCATCCCGCCTGACCCCGCGGACCATCTTCCGGAAGGCGTCCACGGTCTTCGCCTGCGGGGTGCCCTTGGCCGCAGTCAGGTAATCGGCAGGTACCCGACCCACCGGCATACCCGCCAGGTCACGCTCGACACCGATCGCCTCGAACTCCTCCAGCCGCTTCTTGAAGTACCAGGACCGGTAGGAGCTGCGGAGCAGGCTCAGACCCTCGGGGTTGCCCTTGGCGATGGAGGTTCGGAACAGGATGCTCTTCTCGATCGGGATCACCGTGGTGGCGTACCGGGGAGGTGCCATCTGCACCATCGCCCGGATCCCGCCGGTCTCGTCGAAGGACCAGCGCAGCATCGTCTCCTGCGCGCGGATCGGCATCTTCCGCCAGCCGATCTTGCCGTCCGTGTACTTCGAGCGCTTCTTGGGATTCTTCTCCCAGGGACCGACCCGCTTCTTGTAGACGATCTCGTGCCAGGACCAGCCGAAGGTGATCATCGAGAGGATCTCGCCGATCAGGTCGTCCCAGCTGTGGGACATGTCCTCCATGCAGGATTCGAGGAACTCCTGGGCCTCATCACCGTCCGTGCCTGAGTCTGCCGGCAGCACCTTCCACTCCACCTCGCGGAGCAGCTTGTCGATGCTGAACAGCAGCGCCCCGACCATCGAGTCGTTGGACGCCATCTCCCGGTAGACCCGGACCGCCTTGCGGCCACGCAGCGCCGGCAGGAACTCCTCGTCGATGTAGCCGGAGACCCGCTTGAGTCCGGTGACACCGAGCTCCTCCATCGGACCCGACCGCTGCGGGACCTCATCGCCGGCGTTGTCCTCGTCCCAGGTGGAGATGTCACCCTGAGGGAGCCGCACGTCTGCCATGTCTCCAGTCTCCCGTCATAGGCCACTCACACCATAAGGTCTAGGTCCTCCGAGACCTGGAGAGACTTGTTCTCGACGCTGCCCACCGTCCAGTTCCCCGGCTTCCGCTTCGCGTCGTTGTTCTGGCGCATCTCCTCCTCGATCCAGGTCGGACCGTGGTCACCGACCACCACCAGCGGCTGGGCTGGAATCGCCCGCTTGGAGACCAGCCGGTAGCACAGCGCCATCGAGCAGATCTCGTCCGGGAGGTGGAACTCCTTCCCGCGCGCATAGAGCATGTCCACCGAGGCGTACAGGTGGTTCTTGTAGAAGACCGGCACCCGCGGGGCCTTCCAGCGGTCGTTCTCGATCGAGCTCACGTACTCACTCAGCATGTTGTCCCGCTGGGCCCCGGTCATCAGGAAGCCCCGAGCCCGCCGGTCGATGTAGTCCGCGACCACCGCGCCCAGCCCGGTGGCGTCGTGGATGCCCTCGGCGTTGTACTCCTTCATCAGCTTGTTGAACTCCCCGATCATCACCGGGTAGGGCAGCCGGCGCATCCGAGACCAGTGCACCACCCGGCACGGGAACCGGGTCACGTCAGCGACCGTGATCACCGTCCAGTCCTGCTCCTTGGCCCAGTCCGCACCGATCACGTACTCCCGGTCCTGCAGCGAGTTCTCGAACCGGTAGACCTGACGTTCCTTGCTCACGCTCTCTCGGATGCTCTCCTCGGGCAGATCGAACATCCGCTCCACCGCTGCCGAGTCGATGGCACGAGAGCCGATGCTGGGCTCACCCAGGTCGTACTCCACCCGCCACATCTCGGCGGGGATCTCCCGGCGCTTCTGGTCGATGGTCTCCTGGTCCAACCAGCCGTCGATCTCGTTACTGGTGTCCTTGTAGCACCAGGTGTAGATCGGCAGGTTCTCCTCCTGGAACCGCAGGTACTCGTGCGCGAAGGTCTTGTCCGGGTACTGCCAGGTCGAGCTCATCGCAGTCATCGGGCGCACGATGTCGCCCTTCCAGTTCTTCTGGGGCATCGGCTGGCCCTTGGCCGCGTCGAAGATGGCCTGGTCCATCTCGTCGATCTCATCCAGCAGCAGGGTCGGCGGGTGCGGGCCACGGACCGTCTTCTGGGAGGCCGTGAGCGGCATGATCGTGGCCCGGTTGGTGAGCTTGATCCGGGTCGCCGACTCCTCCTTGACCAGATAGGAGGGAGCGTTGCTGTGCTCCCAGGCGTCCCGGATGGTGTTGTGAATGTTGATCGACTGGTTCAGCGAGCCACCGACGATGTTCACATCCGAGCCGGTGATCGCGGCCTTGGTCAGGCCCAGGATGGAGAGCAGCCGGGACTTCCCGGACAGACCACGAGAGCCGTGGATCAGGATCTGTGGCTCGCGGTTGAAGTAGGCGGTGGCGAAGGCGTCGAACGGAGCGTCGTGGTCTGAGCAGACCTTGTACCGGGGGATCGTCAAGCCCCAGAGGGCCTTGACTACCTCGTACAGCTCGTCATCCGAACGCGGCGCGCGACCCAGGATGATGCTCACCGATCAGTCCCTTCAGGGTGTAGCCCGCTGCGTTCTGCGGTACCGAGACCTCCCACCAGCCGGCAGGAGTCTCGATCATGTACCGCCACCACACCGGATCGGTGTCGGTGGGTGTGACCTGAACACTGAAGCTACCGTCCGGAGCCAGCTGCGTCTCCGGGGCCAAACAGGCCCAGGTGATGCCATCCCGCACCACCCAGAGCCTGTGTGGAGTGAACCGGACCAGGCCCTGGACCGGTCGCTCGTTGCGGTGGAGGAGTCTCCCGGTCACAGTGCAGGTCGGTATCATGACTACATACTATCCGCTACACCTGAGGCTCAGCAGGAGGAGCAACCACGGGTGGCGTCTCGTCCGCGTTGCTCTTGGCCGTCACCACTCCGCCGGTCACGATCATCGCGACGATCGCAGTCACCCACTCGCTGGCGGTGATCGTGGCGCCACCGTCCGAGTCACTCAGCACCGCCGAGCCGATGATCACCGCACCTGGCACCAGGAACCCCAGGATGCCCTTCCAGTAGTGCTGCCAGTTCGCCATGACTACCTCACTTCTGCTGGGCGAGCTTCTCTAGCTCGGCCTTCTTCGCCTGCAGCTGCTTGACGAAGGCCTTGTCACCGGCGTTGGACTTGATCGCCTTGTCGATGTCCTTGATCGCGTTCAGGATGTTGGTCCGCGGCTTGGCCTTCTTGGCCGTCTTCTTGGCCGGCGGCTTCGGGTGCGGGATGGTCTGCTCGTTGACATCCCAGGCCCAGCCCCCGTACTTCAGGTGCCAGTTCCGCTCGATCCAGCCCAGGTCCACCGTCGCCACTCGACCTCGACCACCGGCGTCGGTGGACCGGATCTTCCCGTTCCCCAGGCTCATCGCGATGTGCCCGTAGCCGTGCGTGCCACCGGTCCAGTAGACCGGAGCACCACGAGGTGGGTTCCGGTTCCCTGGGTGCCGGTCGTTGGTGTTCCGCCAGGCGGTAGCAGCATCCCCGTACCGGGCGTTGGCCCCACACCAGAGCCGGACCTGCTGCAGGCAGTACCCGGGGTCGTTGGTCCGGTCGTTCTCTGCGTTCCGCGCGCAGGTCTCAGCGGTGTAGACCATCAGTCGTCCTCCGGGTGCTTGTCTACCTCGGGTCGCTCGGTGCCTTCGCGGTCCTGAGTCTCCCCCGCCACGTACTCGGCGGAGTCATCCGGATCGTTGTCCGGCTCGTCCACCAGCTCAGGGACTTCCTCATTGGCCTGGACGGCCTCCGTCGAGTCCCCGAGCGGTGACTCACTCACCATCATCCTCGTCCTCGTCCTGGACCTCGGTAGAGCGGTCAGCCGGGTTCTGCCAGCCCACTCGGTCGCCCTCCTCGTCGTCGGGGTAGAGCGAGTCCTCCTTGCCGGCTGCCCAAGCAGCTGCACGCTCGGCGTCGACCTCACGGTCCGGGTAGATGATCTGACCCGTGATCCCGTTGACCTCATCCACCTCGTCGGCGAGAGGCTCGGTCTCTTCACTGGTGGTGTTCGGGTTCGTGCTCTTCGTTGCCATGTCTTCATCCTCACTCGTTGGGCCAGTCACTGCATGGTCTCTTCCCAGACCACGTGAATCTCTCCACACCTCAGGTTCGTACCCACTGCGACCACCTCGGAAAAGTCGTTGGGCGCAGCATCAGCCTTGATCGGGTCCTTCCAGGCCAGGCCCATGCCCTTGATGTCGCTGCTCATGTTGTCGTAGAAGCTCTCGGGCAGGTCGAACCACGCACCCTGGTTCTTGGCCAGTTGGCCGATCTTGACGACCTCGTTCCGGTCCAGGTCATTCGTGACCGGGTTGGGCAGCGTGCTGGCGTTCCCGTACGCAGTCCAGAACAGGTACATGTTGCAGGTGGCCGATCCGGTGTCGTTCGTGCGCTTGATGTAGATCTGTGCGCTCTTGATGGCGGCTGGCCCCTTCTCCCCGATCGCGTCGGTGATCTGGTTGCCGTAGAAGAAGAGCCCCTGAGAGCGAGGTGACTTCTGCTGAATCAGGTCACCGCTCTGGAAGCCAGCAGTTCGCCAGGAGCCACCCGAGTTGGCCTGGAAACGGGCCTCCTTGGTGATCACGTTGGGCATGTCCACGGAGTTCTTCGGGATGTGGATGCTGGCCGGCGTGGCCGCGCTCCAGTTCCCCGAGTTGTCCAGTGACCAGCCGGTGAAGTAGTAGGTCTCGTCGCCCTTGATGATGGTGCCGGGAACAGCGTTCCGTGGCCACTGCTTGCTGATCACCAGCGAGGTGTCGTCGTGCCCGCCGTAGTCGTTGTAGCGCCACTCGCTCCAGGGCTCATTCGGGTAGCTGTCATCCGAGGCCGAGGTGTAGGTACCCCCGAACTGGGTGGTCGGAGGCTTCCCGTTGTACGTGGAGAGCACTCGGGTGAGTCGCGCGTCGGGATCGTTGGCAGTGCCTGGGATCCGCACTCCGACCTTGATGAAGCGAGTCTTCAGCGTCTTCTGACCCTTGATCGTGTCGAAGTCCTCGGAGACCTGCAGCGTGATCTCGGGCGGGTTGGGTGGAGTGACATCGGCGTCGTAGGCGTTGACCCAGGTCCCGGACCGCTTGACCCAGGCCTCCTCAGCCACCTGCCAGACACCGCCGCGCTTGACGTACGGCTTCTGACAGAGCGTCCAGACCCCATTGATGTTCTGGTACAGCGCCACGGCTTAGACCTTAAAGTAGATGTCGCCGTTGGACCCGCCAGTGGGAGCTGCTGAACCAGAGGTGATCGCCGGCACCGGAGGTGGGAACGACACCCAGGCGGACGCGCTGCGGTACCAGAACGAATCAGTGTCGGTGGTGAAGGCGAACATCCCCTCCTGGACTCCCGCTGCAGAGGTCTTGGCATCACGGTCAGCCGTCGAGGCGTAGACGCCCACCAGCCGCTTCTCGATGGCCTTGGCGATGGCCAGCAGGTCGAAAGCGAGGTTAGGATCCTCGTTCGCGTCCGGCACTACACCGTTGATCTGGCCGCCCGGGGTATTCACGTAACCCATGTCATTCCTCCTCTACTCAGATGGTCTCATCAACGTCACGGCTAGGTCTGCTCACTGGAACGCCTGCCACGAGACGGGGATCGCCTGGGCGGTCGCCGGGTTCGAGCCGTCGCGTCGGACCGCGAAGATCACGACCGACGTGTTGGTGGGTGCCTGGGTGGAGGCGTACACGGCGGTCGGGGCCGCGTTGGCGGTGGCGACCACGGAGGGAGCGGTGGCGAACAGCCCGGTGGTGAAGGTGACGGTGACGCTCGCAGAGAACGCCGAGGTGGGGATCGTGATGGTCACCGTCCCGGTCTGCATCACCGGGCCCCCGGCTCCGGTCCCGACCACGGACTCGACGCCGCTGGAGTCCTTGACGTAGACCTTGTTGTCGCTCTTGACGTACAGCAGCGCGTACCCGGCAGCGGGGTTGGCCGGGGTGGCCTGCTGCGGCAGCTGCAGCGCAGCTCCGAGGAGGGGCATCAGTTCCAGTCCTGCCCGGAGACGCTGTAGGAGAGCGCGCTCGCCGCGTAGTTGATGCCGGACCGCACCTGCACGTCGGTGTAGGCCGCACCCCCGGTTCCCGGGGTCACGCACCGCACATCCAGGTAGATCTGTTCGAGGGTGGCGGTGACCCAGAGCGTGATGTCGGTGGGATAGGGACTGCCCTTGTAGGTCTGGATCGTCGTCCAGGCTCCCGCGGTCAGCGCCGGGACGACCCCTTGGAAGTTCGAGGGCACGGCCAGGTTGTTCCGGGCGGTCTTGGCGTCGGTGCCGTTGGTGCCGCCCTTGGCGATCGGGATCGAGGTCGCGTTCCAGGAGCCGGTGGCTATCGCGCCCAGGGTGGTGATCGAGGTCTGCCCGGCGTAGGCGGCGTCGATGTCGATGTTGTCCGCGGAGACGCTGATCCGGCTCGTGGTGCCCTGGGCGTTGATGGTGGTCCCGGTCTGCGTCAGACCGGTGCCGGCGGTGATCGAGCCGGCCCCGGAGAACTGGGTCCAGTTGATCGCGTCGGTACCCGGGGCGGGCGGGGTGTCGTTGGTCATCACCCAGCCGGTGTCGGCCTGGACGGTGCCCTGCTCGACGAACACGAACGAGCCCGGGGACAGGTCGTTGGTGTTGTCGGCGTCGGTGGCCCGGTTCCAGGCACCAGCGGTGTTGGCGATCCAGATGCCGTTGTTCACCGCGTTGGACTGGTTCTTGACCAGCACCCGGTCGTTGGTGACCACCGCGATCCCGTCCACGGTCTGAGCTCCGGTGGGCACGCCGCCACTGCTCAGACTGGTCGTGGTCGCCAGCTTCACCGAGCCGTGCAGGTCCAGGCCCTGGGCCACCGTGTCCACGTAGATCTTGTTCGCCGCATCCGTCGCGGACTGCGGATCGGCCATGGTGGTGATCCGCGACCCGTTCATGCTGAGCGGGCTGGTGGGCGGGTTCATCGCCGTGATCTTGGTATCGCCCGCGAGGGCCTGCTGAGCGCCGAAGCCCAGGGTCCGCATCGAGTAGGTGCCGACTGCACCGTCCTTGTTCGCGGTCGCGATCTTGGCATCGGTGATCGCCAGCGCCGCCACCACCGGGTTCGGGTAGGTGGACCCGTTCAGGTCTCCGCCGGCAGCGCCGTTGGGCGCGCGCGAGTCCGAGAGCCGGGAGTCGCTGGTGATCACCGCGGCCACCCCGTTGATGGTGAACCCGGACTGGGCCTTGACCACGGTCGGGTTCGGGTAGCTGGAGCCCAGGTCCCCGCCCGCAGCACCGGACGGTGGACCGCCCGCGCCGGCGTTGCCCAAGGTGGTCCAGGCACCCGCCAGGTAGACCTTGATCACATGGGCGGTGGTGTCGTTCCAGAACAGCCCCTCCACCGGTGACGCGGGTGGAGACGCGGTGGCCGCCTGCTCCGGGATCAGCCCCAGGATCGGGATCCGGCTGGTGTTGATCTGTGCGCCGAAGTTGGGCATGAGCGTCTCCTACTTGCTGATCCGGACCAGGCCGGTCATCGGGTTGTACCAGCGGATCTCCACCAGGTTGGCGTTGACCCTGGTCACATCGCCGAACTGCTCGACGTTGCTGTTGTCCTGGGTGTAGACCAGGACCTCCTGCTTGCCCAGGTTGTGCGGGCACGACCACAGCGTGCTGGCCGTGGCGAAGCTGAAGGTGGCGCTCGCGATCAAGGGGTTCGGGTAGGAGCCGATCAGATCTCCGCCCGCAGCGCCAGTGGGTGCACCGCCCGTCCCTCCACCCCCACCGCCGGTGGAGACCGTGACCAGCGGGGCGATCTGCAGGTCGTGGCCGGGGTTGCCCAGCAGATTGCTCGCAGCACCGTTTTGGAAGGCCCACAGTCCGATCGTGTCGTTCAGGGCCGCCTCGACCAGCGTCGAGACCGTCACCGTGGCGGGGTTGGAGGCGATGGTGGCGCTACCGACATCCTGGCGGCGTACCTCGGTTCCGTTGACGACGATCGCCGCGAGCCGGCGTCCGGCGGTGTTGGCGGCGAAGGTGACCGAGCCGGTGACCAGATAGGTGCCCGCCTTGTCGATCACGACGTTGCTCCCGCTCAGGTGCCCCCAGGTCGGAGCCGCACCCACCAGCGCCAGCCCGGTGACCTGACTGATGCCTCCGCCGTTCGCGATCGGCTGGGACGAGGACGAGTACCAGTCCGCGGCATCCGCGGTCGGACCTGGCAGGCCCTGGGAGTCGGCCTCGATCTGGCCGGTGATGATGTCCATGAACAGCGGGTACTTGGTGATCGTCGTGGTCACCGTGACCTGGGTGAAGAAGGTGGCCGAGGCCGAGAAAGCGCTCATCGTGCCGCTGGCACCCGCGGTCTGGACCTGCCACTCGACCCGCTTGTCCTTGGCGTAGGTGTTAGCCGGGAGGCTGTACGTCTTCCCCGCTGAGTTGACCTGGGTCACAGTCACCCAGGTCGCAGCTCCCACCTCCCGGTGTCGCACGATGTAGGCGGTCTGAGCACTGGCGTCGGTGGGGTTGTAGGTCCAGCTGAGCACGATCGGCGCGGCCTCGTTGACCGTGACATCGCTGGCCGGGCTCAGGTTGGTCGGTGGGTTCGGAGTCGAGACCGCAGCCGCGGGATCGGACTCCGTGCTGACCGCGGAGTAGTCGGAGAACAGGTTCTGGCCGGAGGTGGTCTTGGCCCGGACCCGGTACTTGTGCCGCCGGGTCGGGTCCGGAGCGACATGGGTGTAGGCAGACCCGTTCACGGCGTCCAGCGGGCCGTTGTCCCAGACCCCATCGACGGCGTGCCAGACCTGGGTCTCGAACTCGGAGTAGTCGCAGTTGTTGGTCCAGGTGATCCTCTGGTTGGCTCCGGAGGCAGTCCGGGTGCAGCCGCTGGGCGCGGCAGGCGTGGTCCAGACGATCCCGGCCCGGTCGTAGGCCGACTCGCCCACCGAGTTGTGCGCCTGGACCCGGTAGGTGTACTTCCGGTTCCCGCCCGCACCAGCATCGGTGTAGCCGACGATTGAGCCGCTGATGTTCCCGATCCGGGTCCAGTCCGAGTGCCCGTAGACGAAGCGCTCGATGTAGATGTTGCCGTACGGCTCGCCCACCGTGTCGTGGTTGATCCAGCCCACCCGCACCGTGTTGTCGCTGTTGCGGTCCGCCGAGGTCTGGGTCGGCGGAGCAGGCAGGCCGACCGGCCTGGCCGGAATGGCCTGGGTGTGGCTGTTCGAGGGCGTGATCCCGTTGAAGGCCCCGACCAGGGTGGCGGAGAACGTCTTGGTCCCGGGCGAGGAGCCGTACTCGTCCCAGGCGTAGTTGTAGGTGTAGGTCCGGGTGCCGCGCTTGACCACGGCCCCGTCGCCGCCGTTGTTGGGGAAGCTGATCGAGCCGCCGATCGCACCGCCCAGGTTCAGCTGCTGGGAGTCGCTCCAGGAGTGCTGGTTCTGGGTGTAGTAGTCCACCGTGAAGGTGGCCCCGGTCTCGTTGTGGCTGATCGCCTCCACCGACACGTCGATCCCGACCCGGATCCCCAGTCCGCCGGACGACTCGTATGGCCCCCAGTCGATCGCCATCAGGTGATCCTGACCGAGACCGTGGGATGGAACTGCAGGCTGGTGCTGGTCACGCCCACCCCGACCCGCTGCACCAGGTAGCCGATCGTGGTCGGTGGCCGACTGACCACCTGCCCGGCGTTGCCCAGCCACTGGGTACCGGGGGACAGGTTGCTCATCAGGGCGTTGTCACCGACGTGGTACACGCTCACCAGAGCCCCGCTGGACACCGTGTCCAGGACGAACCCACTGGCTCCCTGGCGCAGGCTGGCCGAGGCCTGGCGGACGGCGTAGACCCCGTTGTTGTTCCAGACGTTCACGATGTTGCCGGCGGTCAGGTTCTCGGTGGCGGTCAGGACGGTGGTCTGCCACTTGTCGGTGGCGATCGTGTTGTCCTGGATCGACACCTCGGCGTCCAGCTGTCCGATCAGCTTGGCCACGTCGATGAAGTACAGGGTGTCCTCGGTGAAGTACTTCCGGATCCAGGTCCCGTTGCGCAGCTCCCAGATCTCCTGGATCTTGTCGCCGACCAGCTGTGAGGTGGAGTTCTCCGGGTCCCCGTCCCAGGAGCCGTCGAAGGAGTCGCCGTCGAAGTACCGGCCCAGGTCCGGCTCCCGCTCGACCAGCAGCGCTCCGGTGTGCCAGACATCTCCGGCGTTGGGGTTGGTCTCGCGCACGTAGAAGGAGACCGCTCCGGGCGGGGCGGTCCCGGTCACCAACAGCCGGGGCTCCGCGATGGTGCCCAGGACGCTGGGATCGAAGGCGTTGAGCACCATCTGGTAGGGATCGCTGGTGCTAGTTCCGATCTGGGTGCCGGTGCCGTCGAACCAGTAGATCTCCAGGATCAGCCCGGCTCCGCTGCCACTGATCAGCTCGGCGTAGACCGAGGCGGTCCAGACATCGCCCTCCGCGCAGGCGGCCTGCACGTTCTGTCCCCAGGCCGCCCAGTACGGCGCAGTGCCCGAGGCGGTCACCTTCAGGGTCCAGTCCCCGGACGGCACGTACAGGGCGGAGTCCCGGACCGCCACCACCCCGGGTGCGTAGGTCCAGTCGGCATCGTTGACCTCGAACGAGGGGTTGGTGCAGACGTTGTTGCGAGGTCGGGTCCGGGTGAACCAGATCGAGCCGTTCACCCGTGGGATCAGGGTCTCGGTGGTCTCCCCGGTGATCGGGTCGATCCGGTCCGCCAGGTAGGTCAGGTCGTCGTCGCCGGGCTCGTAGTCGCTCATCGAGACCCGACCATCGGCGGTGTCCGCGGAGTTGTTGGCGCTCTGGGCCAGGTAGGACAGCTGGCTCACCGTGACATTCATGGCGTCGAGCGCGAGCGCGTTGTTGCCGATCGCATCGGCGTTGTTGTCCGCGGTGTTCTGCGCCCTGACCACGCCCAGGTCCTGGACCAGCACCCAGCCGGTGTCCCCGATATCCGAGGAGCCCGCCACCGCGGACCGGTACATCGTGTTGGCCGGGTTGGAGGTGTCGGAGTCGGCGTCGTAGATCAACTCGGTGTTGTACCAGATGTCCCCGATCGAGCTCGAAACCGGAGGGGTGTCCTGGTGGAAGGTCTTGATCCCGCCCGCCGAGGGCTGCCAGCTCGTACCGTCCCAGACGTAGGGCTTGAAGTCGTCGTCGTCGTCGAACCAGATGTCGCCCTCGGAGAAGACCACAGCGGGTGGGTTCTCGACCGGCTCGTCCGGACCGACGTAGGTGAGCTTGCCGGCCACTCCGCCAGCCACGTCCTGCCAGGCGTCGGCCACGCCGTTGAAGATCTGCAGGATGCCGATGTCCATCCGGAAGATCAGCTGTCCAGGCCAGGCCGCCTCCACCAGATCTGCGGTGGGTGTGCTCGGGTCTACATCGAAGATCTGGACATAGGTGGACTCGACCGGCACCCGCTGACCCATACGTGGCGACTGGGCCTGGTCGAACACCATGTGCTGAGACTAGTGGGGTAGCAGGTCGCCGTACTTGGTGAAGCCGCTGTTCGCGGTCCCCGAAGGTCCGGGAGGCCCAGCCGCACCGGTAGCACCGATCGACCCCTGCGGACCGGTCAGACCGACTGGTCCGGGCGGACCGGAGCCGACCCGGGTCACGTTCAGCGCACCCAGACTGATCGCCGTGGCCGCGCCCGCGCGCACGAACACGTTGACCACCTCGCCACCGACAGCACGGTAGGGATAGGCCAGGTCGATGTAGAAGGGCGCACCAGGCACCGACTGCCGAGTGGAGCGCACGATGGTCACTCCACCGGTGGCGAACCAGAGCTCCCGAGAGCCGGCAGCAGCATCGTCGAACCGTAGCCAGCACGACAGCAGGTAGTCACCAGCCGCGGTCAGAGTGATGTTCGATGTCGATGTGAAGCAGCTCAGATCGTCATAGGAGACAGAGCCGAAGGCCATCGTGGTGTCCGTGGTGGCCGCGATCGGGTTGTTCGTGCCCACCGTGGTCTTGCCCATCAGCTGCAGGATCTGCCCCATCTCGCCCTGCTCACCGACCGGACCCTGAGGACCGTCGATGCCCTGGGGGCCAGCGACACCGGTCGGGCCCTGAGGTCCGATCCCCTGCAGCACTCCGGTGCGAACCTGGATCGCACCACCGTTGACCAGCCGAACCACGTTGCTCATAGCACTGTCACTCTCTGGTTGACCGTGCACTCGCCACGGATCAGCCGTTGGACCTGGTTGCCGGCGTACTCGTTGCCGTCGTTGACGGTGATGAACAGGTCGTACTTGTAGACCCCGGGCACCAGCGCACCGGTCACGTCGTCCTCGATGTGCAGTTGGATCAGCCCCTCCTCCGAGGACAGAGAGATCTCCGGGATCGTGCCATCGGGTACCTCGGTGTCCGGTGTCTGCAGGGAGAGCTGGGTACCACCGGTGGCGCTCTTGATGTCTAGTCGACAGGGCGCGATCACGTTGTAGGGCTGGTCCAGGTCATCGGTGTAGATGATCGTGGTGGTCCAGTCCTCGCCCTGGTCGATGTCCAGCGGAACGTACGCAGCTCCCATGCCCTCAGTCTCCTAGTCCTGTCCCGTCGCCGTTGCGCCAGTGGCCTTCAGGGCCGCGATGTAGTCCTCTTCCCGCTCCCCCATCACCAGCACCAGGTTCTTCTGCACGATCGGGTCGACCTGCTCCAGGCCGGCGATCTTGGCCCGGGCCGAGATGATCTTGACCGCTGAGTCCACGCTCTTCGGGTCGCCCATCATCGCCGAGGGCCAGACCGCGCTCTGCAGGGCATCGAGCCGAGTGATCTCCAGGAACAGCATCGACTGCCGGTCCAGGCTGCTCAGGTAGCTGGCGTCGTAGGCGTAGCGCTCCATGATCATCCGGATCACTTCGTCGGAGCCGCCGATCCCCAGCTCCTTGCCGATCTCAGTTGGCGACATCCCGCCGATCCGCAGCTGGTAGGCCTTGTTCGCTAGCTCCCACGTCTCGGCCTTGGATGGGGATCGCTTCCCGCGCCTGACCACCGCCTTGCGGGAGTCGATAGGTGTCACCTCGTCCATGACGGAAGTCCTCCACTACCTCTGAGACCGTGGTCTCGCCATTGTCCACCATCTTGAAGATCCGCCGTCGCACCCGCCCGCTGGTGCTGGCCCAGACCCCGTACTCCTCGCGCGTGGACAGCGCCCAGGTCAGGCACTCGATGTAGACCGGACAGACATCGCAGAGCTTCGAGGCGGCGCGCACCTGTCGGATCGACATGGTGGGCTGCTCGTCCTCATCCCCGAAGTAGTAGTTGACCCCTACCCCGGCGCAGTGTGCTTGACGCTGCCACTCGGGATAGAGGTCGTCGATACCGTACGAAACCCAGCGCTCTGAGTCTTCATCCTTCAGGACCTGGCCGGTCGCACTCAGCCAGGCGTCCAGGCTGAAGGCCCGTTCCTCACGGCTCCAGCTGGAGGTTCCTGGCTCGCTCGGAGATCTGGCGTCCGTAGAGGGAGATGCAGCAGGCGTCATAGAGGTCCTGGTCATCCCCACACAGCGGAGCATACGCACCGTGAGTCACATGGATGTAGTCCCTGACCGAATCTTTGGTCGCGTTCCCGTTCCCGACGACCTCGCGCTTCCAGGTCTTGTTGTTCACCAGACGCACGTCGCTGTACAGGGCCAGCGCGGCCATCACCGCGCCACGCACCTCGGTCAGCTGCAGGGAGTACTTCTGGTTGTTGCCCACCACGGTGTCCTCGATCCACACCTGGTCGACCTTGTGCATGAGCGCCACATCGTGCACGTAGGAGCTGATCTCCAGCAGCTGCAGTGCCCTCCCTGCGACCGACTTCTCCAGATTGAGCACATGGGTAAGGCCGCGATCCTCGCCATCCAGCACGAAGACCGCGGCCTTGCGGATGCCGAGATCGACACCCATCACGCTCATGCCATGAGCCTACGACAGCGGGTTCACCTGAGGCTCGTCGCTGGGCAGGTCGCCGGGCAGCGTGTTGTCCACATGCGGGTCGTTCGGGTCAGCCGGCACCTCGACCACGGGCGGGTCGACCGGCGGAGCGTCGGGGTCGACCGGTGTGCTCGGGTCAGTGCCGAGAGCGTTGAGGCGGTCCACCTCAGCCCGGATGTTGGCGACCGCGGTGTTGGCATCGGCAGCAGCTGCAGCCGCGTCCGCGTCGTCAGCCTGGGCAGCTGCGAGGGCATCCTCCAGAGCTGCGATCTCCGGGAGCAGACGCTGGGCCACCCCGTCGACTGCGCCCCGCAGCTCGTCTACTGATGCACTGAGATCCGACATCTTCTTCTCCATCGTGGTGAGTTTGGGTAGGACGACGTACAACAGCAGCTGGCGTTCGGTGAGCTCATCCAGTGGGATCGAGACCTTCTTGACTGCCATGACTCCATCATGCGGGTGGCGGCTAGTCGGTCCTCACTTCTTCCTGTTCGCTTCCTTCAGCTCGTCGGCGATCTCCTCCAGCGCCTGGATCAGATGATCGAACCGCTCCAGGAACAGGTTCACCGCCTCGCTGATGTAGTCGCTCATCTACGGGTCCGACTTGTCAGCACCCAGACCAGCAGGGCCACCACCAGCAGGATCACGATGATCCACAACGGGCTCATCTGACGCGCCCCCGCAGGGGCAGCGCCAGCAGCAGGATGATGATCAGCAGCTCGATCACGACGATCCACTGGAACACGTCTCTACTCATGAGCGCACCGTACCCCGATCAGGACATGGCCAGCACGATGCACACGCTCACGATGGCAGCAGTCACTGTCCCCACAACGACTGCTGCGAACAGGATCAGCCAGTCCGTCCGGTCCACTCAGAGCACTTCCCCGCCGGCAGTGCCCGTGACCCTGGTCAGGTCGTAGAGCTCGTCGTCCATGTAGTCCCCGAACCCCCACCACTCGGGGCCACTGAAGCTGTCTCCACTGGCCTTGCCGTCGTTGTCCGTGTCGGGCTTCTCCGCAACGTCACTGAACCGGAAGGTCTCGTTGTAGGGCCGGTGATCGCTGCTCACCACTCGGCTCATCAGGTTGGGACCATCGGTGAGCTTCACACCGCGGTACAGCGTCCCGTCGATGATCCGATCGTGGTAGCCCTTCCCCGGACTCCCAGCAGGCGCTGTGGGCCCGCCATGGAGGCTTCCTCCAGCGGTGGGCATCTTCCGCCAGGCGATGATGTACTGCTTGCCCCAGCGCTGCTTCAGCAGGTCTCGGAACCACTGGTCCTTCAGGTTCACGTTCCAGTCCGCCACGATCAGCGTGGCATCCACATGCTGCTTGCGCTCCATGTCCGCCACATGGGTGTGCCAGTTGGTCAGTGCAGTCAGGTAGGCGTTCTTCCGGGCCGCCCAGCCCTCACCTGTGGTGCGGAACCCGCCCACGCCCTCGATGTGGGCAGGAGGGTGACTCACACTCACCAGCAGCTTGTGGCCCGAGCTCTTGTGCACCAGCACCACCGTGGCTGCCCAGATGTAGAGGTTCTGCCGTCCGTTCAGCCGGTCGAAGGTGTTCGAGCTCAGCCTCAGCACCAGACCGTTCTTGCGCTTCCAGGTATCGGTACGCCAGCAGATCCCGGTGTTGTCTGCATCCCGACTCTTCTTGGCGTTGTAGTAGGCCCAGCCCTTCTCGGCCATCGTGGCAGCCCGGTTGTCGTTGGTGATCTCGGTCAGGGTGATCAGCGAGCTCTGATCCATCCAGTCATCGAGGTCGGCCTCCAGGGACGCTGCTGAGCGGTCGAACCGCGACGAGCAGTGGATGTGGTGGAACGTGGGCAGGTTGGCCATGAGCTCATCGTTCCACCATGCGCTACGCGGGCATCACAATCGGCGATGGATCCGGCGGGATGATCGCACCAGTAGCAGGACCGGTGTCGGGTAGCCCGTACTTCGTCATCAGGTAGCCGTTGACCTGGGCCAGCTCGGGATCGGTCAGCTCACGGTCGTAGATCACCAGCTCGGCCACCTCGCCGTCCACGGTCTCGGAGGAGTTCACCGGGTCGTAGCCACTCAGCGCATAGGTGCCACCTACCCCGCCGCCATTGGCGAAGGTGCCCTTCACCACCCCGTCCACCAGCGCGGTGGTGAGAAAACCGGGAGTCGAGTGACCGGTCATCCCATAGACCTTCCACGGCGACGGCATGGTCCAGGTCACCGAGTCCTGGAACACCCAGCCGTTGTCGTAGAACAGATCGGCGTCGGCAGACTCGTGAATGCCGACCAGGAAGTTCGGTGGTGGGTAGATCGAGGTGAACAGCCGACCAGTGTTGGTGGTGCCGGACAGATGCCCGACGTAGAGGATCGTGTAGTCGAAGGTGAGCCCGGTGCCAGTAGCCCGAGTTCTTCCCTGGCTGACCACGTAGCGAACCACTGGATGCCCGTTCAAGACGTTCGGCACCATCACTGGGGAGGGTGCTCCAGCCGTCCAACCCACCGTCAGCCCATGGTTCCCGGCTCCCGACAGATCGTTCCACTGGACAGTCAGATCCCCTGCGTGAGCAGGATCCAGCCAGACCACCAGCCCAGGGATCTTGTCCGGGCCGAAGGGTGAGTAGATCTTGTCTCCATCCAGGTAGACAGCATCCACCGCCTGGTCGCCCAGATAGACCGCATCGGCGGTGTTCAGCAGTGGCATCAGCCGACGACCACGTAGAGCACCGTTGGATCGGGTGGAGCGAGCGCGTCGTACTCGGCCTGAGTGAGCTGAGTCCACTGCCCCTCAGGACCAACAGGCCCTGGCGGTCCAACCGGCCCCGGTCGCCCAGGCACACCCACTGAGACCGCCGGCGGATCAGCATTCACCGTCAGCAGTGGAGCAGCGGTGTTCACCTCGATCGTGATCCCAGCATCACTGATCGAGACCGGTGGAGCCTGAGTACCCAGATCCACGGTCACCGTCTGGGCGTAGCTAGGCATGGGTGATGTCCTGCTCGGCCATGAAGGTGCCCTCGATGATGGTCCAGGGATCTGCTCCCGACCCATCATCGATCTCCAGGTCCCAGACGCCCTTCTGATCCACGTTCCCAGCCAACCAGGTCTCCACGTCAGCTCCTGGCCAACGCACATCGACCTTCCCCGCGGTGGCATCGGTGATCGTGCACACCGCATCCAGAGCGGTCGTGTCCTCGGCAGTGACCCTGGCCTCGGCAGCGATCGTGTAGCCGGTCAGGTCCATCGGCTGGCCCGAGGCCCTCAGCACCAGGGAGAACAGGTTCCGATCCCCTGATCGCACTCCGGAGAGGTTGACAACGGCTGGGCCCAGATCGATATCTGCCATGAACTGATCATCTCAGGTCTGGCCAGACTAGGGCTGGCCACCTTTCTTCTTGATCGTGTAGGTGTTCTTCGGATCCACCACCCAGCGCGTCATGTTGGTGAACCACTCGTTGCGACTGATCCCGAGGCTGTCAGCCCGAGCGTCTACCTGCTTCAAGAGGTCCTCGGGGAGCCTGAGGTTGAACGCGGTCTTGGTATCACTCATGTGGTATCAGTACCACAAGTGGTATCACTTCGGAGCAGCCTTCTTGGCAGGAGCTCGCTCGGTGATCTCGTAGACCGCATCCAGCAGGTAGTGGTCGGAGTTCAGGAAGAACTCCTTGTCGTCCAGCACGTTGTAGCTCTTCGCCTTGACCCGCCCGTCGTGGTCATAGGAAGCGATCACGTCGATGTACGTGGTGGTCCCCACCGTGGCCGGCCACTTCTTCAGCTCGTCCGCGATCGTGGTCAGGGGCTTGGTGTTGAACACGTCCGAGCGCCTGTCGTTGGTGTTGGTGTCAGCGCCCAGGAACACGATGGAGTTCCCCTTGCCCTTGGCCTGCGCCCAGTTCGCGATCCCGTTGATCAAGGGCTGGTTCGAGCCTGAGACCGCCATCGAGCGCTTGGTCAGGTAGTGCGCCGAGCCGATCGTGATCCTGCCCAGGCGGTGCTCCTTGGCCGTCCCTGAGGCCCAGGCCACGCCTCGTGGAGCGTGTGCCCCACCCGCGACTCCCACTCCCGTCGTGCCCTTGATGAACGGTCCTGCATAGCCCTTCGCGAAGCTCCCGAGGAACTTCTTGTTGAGCGCTACCCACTCCCCCAGCGTGCTGGCGTTGATGTAGAACCCATGCTCTCCCGCCTCCTTGATCAGAGCATCACGCAGGTCATGGTTCTTCTTCCCGCCGCCCGCCTCGGTCCCCGACATCAGCCAGACATCCTTGTCCTGGGCCCGATCGAAGATCTTCTTCGCGTCCCGCTGGTGCTGCAGCACACTGTCGCTGAACTGCATCGAGGTGTGCTGGATCCGGACGTTGATCCTGGCCATCTAGCTCGCCTCGGGAATGGTATGGATCAGTTGGTGCACGCCATCAACCATCGAGAGGTCGTGCACCAGCCAGGGGTGACGCTTCCAGTACAGGCGTACCGCAGCCTCACTCACCCCTAGCGCTCGGGCGATCTGGGAGTTGTTCCAGCCCTCTGCCCGCGCCTTCATCAGCGCTGCCTCGTACCGGGCCTTGGCCACTGCCCGAGCCTGGTTGGCCGAGTGCAGGTCGTCTCTGACCTCTGCCCGAGACTCCTCAGCCCGCTCCAGTATCTGTGCGGTCATCTCCTCACCTTCCCATCAGCTCGTGGTAGTCGAACCTGTTCTTCAGGGCATCCACGATCGAGACCGGCTCCCCGTGCAGGCGCAGGGTCCGGTTGTTGTACACCCGTGCGTACTTCGGTACCCGAATCTGGTTCAGCACGAACCTCGCCCCGAGTGGGGTGATCCTCCAGTTCCCCTTGTCTCCACCGTCATCACGCTTCTCTCCGCTCTTCTCGATCAGTCCCCAGTGCCGCAGTCGAGCGTGGTCGTGTGAGCGCCACCGATGCTCGATGTCGACCATATGGAACCAGCCCTGGCTGGCGTGCTTGTACATCTCGATCAGAGCATGCGCCTGACTGGCGTTGATCGTGTACTTGTAGACCTTCACGAACTGTTGGCAGCAAGGGCACGTTGTCCCCTTCTCCGCCTCATCCCGAGTCTTCTGCCTGGCCACGCCGAGTAGCTCGCTGTCCGGAAGTTCCTCCATCACCCATCACCATTCCCGGCGTCGTAGCGCTGGTCGTTCAGCAGTCGTTCCTGGGTCAGTCTCCTGCTCCCGAGATCCGCCATCATCTTGGCCATCTCCATGAAGCTCCTCAGCTGTCCGGTCCGGAACTTGTAGTACACGCTGCCTCTGATCACTCGTCGGTTCTGCTCCTCCCAGTGGATCAGCATGTCGATCTCCTTGGCCCGCGCGTAGTAGACCGCGGCAACCTCCATCAGATCGAGATAGAAACCATCAAGCTGCAGTGGAGGGTCAGCCCTGCCCAGTATCACATTCGCGTAGCCCAGGAGCTCGTCGTGCAGCTCGTCCACGCTCGGCAGTCCCTCCAGCGTCACCACATCGGTCAGCCGGTGCCCGAAACGCACCGCGTCACCGGTCTGCATCGGGGCTCTGACCTCTCGCGCCGTTGGAATCACTCTCACCGGCTCTCTCCCGCCTTCACCCGGGTATCGGCGTAGTCACCCACGAACCAGGTCCGGTACGGGTCCTCACCGTTGCCGTGGTGCGGGGCGAACACTCGCAGCCCCTCCACCTTGAAGAACTCGCCGGCCTCGTGGGACTCCACATCCCGGATCCGGTCGAACAGCCAGGCCAGCCAGGTGACCTCGTTGTAGGTGGCCATCGGCACCAGGAACGAGTGGTTCACCCGCACCACCCGACTCGGGTCGTAGGCGTCCTGGGTCTCGCTCACGATGTGCAGGGTGAGCCAGCGATCCTCCTCGTTGTCGGTGCCCAGGTAGATCATCCAGCGCGGCTTGTAGCTCAGCCGCTTGACCAGCTCCCGCAGCCCCGGTGGCTCCCAGTCGCTCATCTCTCCGTCTCCTCCCACCTGGCACTGAACACCTGAGCACTGGGGGAGTACTCATCGAAGGCTGTTAGCAGCATGTGAGCCACCGTCTCCGGAGGATCCTTCAAGAGGTAGTCATCCACGACCAGCTCCAAGATCAGCCGCTTACTCATCTCCCCGCCTCCGCCCAGTCGTAGACGAACAGGCAGCGGTCCCGGAACGGGCAGGAGGCGTACTTCCAGCCCTTCTTGTCCATGCAGTCGTTGAGGGGTTCTGACAGCACCTGGCGCTGCGTGCTCTCCCACATCTTCTCCGCCTTGATCAGTGCCTCGGTCATCGGCAGATCCTCGGGATCCACCACGATCTCGGTGTATTCCTGGGTGTCCTTGTTCTCGTAGAGGAACACCCCCTTCTCTCTGCCCGAGCACAACATATAGGTGGCCATCTGATACAGGTGCGGAATCAGTGGGCCGAAGGTGCTGACCCGACTGAATCCGTTGGCGTTGATGCTCTTCAGCTCCAGGATGGAGCCGTCGTAGTTGATCCCATCCATCGTACCTATCAGATGGTATGCATCGCTGTGTACCGCTACCTCGGCGAGTCGCAGCCAGCCCTCGGTCAGGCCCTCCATCTGCCAGCGCAGGTGCATGAACATCCCGTTCTGCATCTTGGCCGCGTTCTTCGCGTCCGGTGCCAGCTTCGGCATTCCGATGTACACGAACTGCTGGTACCGCTCGCACTCACCCAGACTGGATGCGCTCAGCGTGCCCTGGCGTTTCCTGTCCACCTTGCCCAGCTGTGACTGAGCCAGGTCAATCGCACGCTGTGAGTAGACCGGGTGGTCGTTCTCCACCATCCACGCCTCATGCCGGCGGCTGATCACCAGGTCGTCGGCTACATGCTTGATCGTCTCGGAGAAGCGCATGGTCACTCCCTCATCCCGGGTACACCCGCACGTTCGCGTCGTACGCCTCGTCAAGGATCTCTATCTCCATGTACCGGCCCTGCTTGGCGAACCTCAGTGCCACCACACCATGCTTGGCCTTCTGCACCTTCCTGATCGCGCGCTGGATCTCGGCGTCCTTGATCTTCATCCCGCGCGCCATCCGCAGCGCCTGGTCGTAGTCCAGACTCATTCCGGCATCACCCCGGCCAGTTGGGCGTGCACGCCGGCGGCAGCCACCATGATGGACGCGAGCCCGAGCCCCTGCTTGGTGATGCCGTTCTCTTCGATCAACACGACCAGCTGCTCGACCGCTGCGAGCAGCTCCTCAGACCGCTTGATGTGCTCGTACGAACTGCTCATCACGCCTCCGCCCGCTCGCGCCCGTAGCGCTCCAGCAAGTACTCGTCGGGGCCGGTGTACAGCGGCCTCGCGTCCGGTCCGGTGATCACCGAGCCGGCGATCAGCAGCCCACGCGCGAAGGCGTTGCCCTCGTCGTGCGCCATGTTGTGGTGCTCGCGGCACAGATAGATCTGGTGGTAGGTCTCGCCGGCGATGTCTAGCAGGACCCCACCACGCGCCCTGGTCAGCTTGTGGTGCAGCTCGGCGTTCTCTGCACCACACGGCACGAACATCACCTGGTAGTACTTCCTGCCCATCTTCTGCTGAGACACCATCGCCTCACACCTATGCACGGATCCTCCTGATGTTGGTCAGACTGCTCAGGGCTCCGGAGATCCAGAGCTTCCCCAGGACACCAGTGAGTGACTCGCCGGTGCCGTCGTACTCCTTGTGTCCAGAAACGCTCGCGGTGGCGGCACGCTGCACAAGATCGTCCAAGGACTCGAAGGGTTGGAGGGTTTCGAGCTTGGCCGCACTGATGGATCCCACTCCATCGATGGACTGGAGTCCCTTGCGAATGGCTCCTCGACGCTTGTCGATGGTGTAGGTAGCCCCTGAGACGTTGATGTCTGGAGCCAGTACCCGAACCGCTCGGCGTCGAGTGACCTGGAGGTATCGGTTCTCCTTCTTGGAGTCCCCCTGGCTGGCGACGCCCAGGAGCGCCGTGTGGTACTCCAGTGAGTGACGAGCTGCCAGATAGCTCGCGCGGTACGCCGTGATGCCGTAGACAGTCGCGTGAGCGCGGTTGAAGCCATACTCAGCGAAGCCATGAATCGCCTCAGTGAGGTAGTCGATGTCACCCTGGCTCATCCCTCTCTCGGCGCACTCTTCGATGATCCAGGTGGTGTAGGAGTCGATCACGTCGCCGGCGCTGCCGATGTCCTTGTTCGAGGCCTTCACCGCCTTCAGGAACGCGGTCAGGTTGTCGGCATCCATCCCCAGCCCGCGCAGCAGGTCGATCACCTGCTCCTGGTAGAGCATGATCCCGTTGGTGTCCTTGGTGACCCGCATGATCAGCTCATGCCGCATCGGCAACGCCTGCTCGTTGTGCTTGCGAGCGATGAACGCGCGGGTGGCACCGGTGTTCATGGTCGCCGGACGGAACAGCGCCATCGCCGCGATCACGTCCTTGATCGAGGTCGGCTTCAGGTCCCGCAGTCCCCACTGGGTGCTCCGGCCCTCCAGCTGGAACAGTCCATCGGTGTTCCCACTCCTGATCAGCTGGTAGGTGGGTGCGTCCGTGTACTCGATGTCACCGAGCCGGGAGATCGGCAGTCCCAGCAGCCGCATGGTGCGATCCAGCACCGTGAGCGTCTTGCTCCCCAGCGCGTCCAGCTTCACCAATCCCAGTGCCTCGATCTGGTCCTTGGAGTACTGGGTGACGTACCCGCCCTTGTTGTTGCTGCGCTTCATCCAGGCCATCGGCACCAGTCGCTGGAACTCTTCCAAGGTCGAGGTGAGCACCACGCCCGCGGCGTTCGTACCCATGCCCTTGTACAGGTGGCGATCGCTCAGAGACTGCAGCATCGCTCGGTCGGCTTCTGGCACCTCGGCCCAGGAGGTGGCACCGTCGTCCTTCTTCCCGGACACGGCGTAGTACTTCACCCGCAGGGACCCACGCTGGTTCTCCTCCTCCATGTCCAAGCTCTCGTTGAGGGAGTAGGTGGCCCACGACCCGATCTGGTGCGCGGTGAACCGCGTGTTCAGCATCGCGATCAGGTCATCGCGCCGATCGTGGGCCACGTCCAGGTCGATGTCCGGGGGCTTGGTCCGGTCCTTGCTCAGGAACCGCTCGAAGCGCAGGTTCCACTTGATCGGGTCCACGTTCGAGATCCCCAGCGTCCAGCACACCAGAGAGCCAGCCGCGCTGCCCCTGGTCTGGAACATCACGTCGTTCAACCTGAGCCAGTCGGTCACCTGAGAGACCAACATCATGTACCCGGCCATCCCGGAGGCCTCGATCACGCTGAACTCTTCGAGGAGCTGCTGGGCGTACCTGGGGGGCACGCTCTTCGGAGCGAACATCCCCTCCAGGCTGGCCACGCATCTGGCCTGCATGGCCTTCTGCGGGCTCTCGACTACTTCGGGGACCGAGTACGAGTAAGAGTCAAGGACAGGGATCGTGAGTGTGTGACGACCGAGGAGATCTCCCAGTCCTTCCACTCCTCGCGCAAGACGACGTTCGCTGTGACGATCTGCAATCCAGGTCGTGTCCGCAAGGTGGAAGCCATCGCCGGGGAAAACAGCGTCATCGGGGTCGTCTCCCCAGGAGACGAGTCGCTTGAGCCCTTCATGATCTGCTCGATCTTCGGGTTCGAGGTAGTGGCTGTCCTGAGTGATGACCACGGGGAGGCCAACTCGGTCAGCCAGTACCACCAACCCGTCCGCCAGTTCGTCGTCATTCGTTCCCTCGTCGTGTTCGATGTTGTGGTTCTGAATCTCGACGTACACCGAGTCTGGGAACCAGGAGGCCAGGGTATGCAGGAACTGAGTGGCCCGGTCCTCGCCCTCGTGCAGCAGGGTCTGGGCCAGATACCCGTAGTAGCAGCCGGTGTTGATCGCCAGACCAGCTGTCTTCCCATCCTCGGCCAACTGGGCCAGCATCTGGTAGTCCACCAGCGGCTTGTGGAAGAAGTTGTGGTAGGACAGCGTGCTCAGGTTCACCAGGTGCTCGTAGCCCTCGGTCGTGTAGGCCGACACACCCAGGTGGAAGTTCTGCGCCTTCTCGCGCCCCTCACGCTTGCTGTTGCGCAACGCGCGGTAGGCAGCGGTCTCAGGCACGAAGTACAGCTCGGAGCCCGGGAACGGTGCGATCCCGGCCTTCATGCAGGCCTGGTACAACTCCACGCTGCCCGCCATGTTGCCGTGGTCCTGCAGACCCACTGCCCTCTGGCCCATCGCGGCTACCTTCGCCACGATCGCCTGCACCGTAGGCATCGCGTCGTTCACCGAGTACCGGGAGTGGGTGTGCAGGGACCACCACGCAGGTGGCGGACTGGGAACGATCCGCCACCTACGAGGCGTAGGGATGACCCTCATCTAGGACTGCAGCTCCATCAACCAGTCGACGATCGCGTCAGAGGTCCGCAGAGTGCTCGGCGCGACCATCTTCATGTCGGTCTGGATCAGGTTGACCAGGGTGTCGCGGTCCATCGCTCTCAGGTCAGACTCCTGGTAGGTCTGCTCAAAAGGGGGCTCCTCCTGCTTCGGGGCCGGCGCGATGGTCGGGCGCTTCGGAGAGGAGTTCACCTCCTGGGTGGTTGCGACCGGCTGGTTGGACGCCCGCAGGTTGGCCTGGGCCTGGCTCGGGTCGCCCCAGGCGTCGTCGTAGGACTGCGCGAGCAGCGCCTCGATGTCCTTCCACTCCTCCTTGCGCAGGTCCACCGGCGTGGGCGTGTCGCCCTCAACGTCGAAGTCCCAACGGTCCTGGCTGGTCTTGTACTTGGTGATCGTGTAGTTCCGATCGGTGAGCGTGCCGAGGCGCTTGAACCTGTTCTCCAGCTTCTCCCCGACCATCGGCCCGATCTTGAACCCGTTCACGTACTCGGTGCCGTTGAACGAGGTGAGCACGTTGAACGCGATCTTGCGCGAGACCTTGCTCATCTTCTCGTTGTCGCTGGAGCACCCGGGGCAATCGTCCTTCGGGTCGTCCACGCCCCGTGGGCACGGGAACGAGAACCCACCCGGAGAGAAGTGCTCCCAGTAGTAGAGCCACTCCTCGGGCTCCTGCAGGATGCGCAGCGTGGTGCTGCCCTCCTTCAGGTAGCGGATGAAGTCGCCACTCCCACCGCTGCGTGACGGCTCCTGCGCCGCCTCCTGTGCACTGCGTCCGAACTTCATGCGGTGAACCTCCGTACAGTCTCGACTGTCTGTGCTACTGCTCTCATGGAGCTCTCATTGACGTGGCCGATGGCCCTGGTCCTGGCTCCTGCTGCTGTCTCACCGGGGCGGACCTTGGTGACCGCCTCGTACTTCACCCACGACTTGTCGTAGCCGACCTTGATCTCGTGGGTCATCCCCACCGTGATCTGGTCGCCCTCATACAGCTCGTAGGACTCCGTTCCCTGCTTGACCGGTTCGTTCATACCTTCCCTCTCCCCTTCGGGATCTTCTTCCCGAAGTACGCCGCGAGCTCCTCCACGTCCTCTGGGGTGTACACCCAGATGATCAGCTCACCCTGCTTCGCCGCCTTGGACGGAGCCTTGAACTTCGGCTCGCCATCGGCATTCTTCGCACGCGCCAGCCGGCGGATGGTCTCGATGTTCACGTCGAACTTCGCCGCGAGAGTGCGCGCGGTGTACATCCCCTCCGGGATCTTCTCGATCATCCGGGTGGCCGGGGCCTTCTTCGGGTACTGCTTGATCTCAGCAGCGTCCACGATCTCCATCAGTCCTTCTCCTCGTTCTCGGTGATGACACACGGCCAGTGCCAGGTCCCGGGGCGCTGCGCCTCGTCGTGCCGAACCTGTCGGTCGAAGAAGATCCCGGTCGGGTTGATCGCAGCCAGACCTATCTCCTCGGGGTCCTCGCGCTGGTCGCTGACCTCGGTCACGATCGCAGCCCGGCAGGTCTTCGGGTACTTCCCGCCGGCGGAGCCGTACGAGGTGTAGTGCACCACTCGCCCAACAGTCGGCGCGGTCACAGCGTCATCACCTTGTCCCACTTGATCGCGGTCTCGGGCACCTCGATCACCACCTGCTGGACGTTGCTCGCGATCTTGGCCTCATCCGGGAAGTCCAGGAAGTCGGCCAGTGCCACCAGTCGACGCAGACTCTCCAGATCCATGGACCCGCCGACCATCCCGACGGTCAGTGCTGCCATTACTCCTGGACCTCCTTCTCGGCCACGGCCAGGTGCGGCTTGTTGGGCTTCAGGGTGACGAAGCGGGAGACCGTCACCGGGTCGATGAGACCAGCGTCCATCGCGGCCTCCATCGCCTTCCGGTCCAGCACCTTCTTCGTGTACCTGTCGAAGGTCGGAGCCCGCAGTGCGCGACGCAGGCCCTTCTCGTCGATCACGGTGGTGTGGGCCTGCACGTAGGTGACCGCGAACGCGCGACCGTCGTGCTGCCAGCGGTAGCTCTTCCTCTGGTCTGCCTCCATCTGCTTCATCAACCGGTCGGCGAACTCGTCGAGCAGTGCCTGAGCGCGGTCGCGCTCGTGTCTAGCCTGCAGGTAGCAGGACACCAGTTCATCGGGTGCATTATCCATGGCGCTCATCCTATTCACACGGCGTGTGTGGATACAAGCCCATCGACTACTTTTCTGCGACGAATCTCATCGATCTCGTCGATGTCCTTGCCCCAGGCCTTGGGCCAGGTCAGTCGTGTCACCAGCCGGTGCTTGAACAGCCGCTCGGTCGTCCGATAGGCCTCCCAGCCGGCGTCGTCCGTGTCGTAGCAGGTGTAGACGTACTCGGGATCGATCTTGTCGATCAGTCTGACCTGATCCACCGACAGTCGAGAGCCGTAGATCGCGAACGCATCGACTCCCACGTTCCACAATGCGATCGCATCCAACGCGCCCTCGACCAGAGCGACAGCCTCTCGATGATCTGTGGTGTAGTTGAAGAGCAGCCGACCCACGTCTACCCCATGTGGGTACTTGTACTTGGGCCCCTCCCCCAGGGTCCTACGCACCACTCCAAGTACCCGACTAGCTGGGTCGCGCAGCGGGTAGGTGCAGGCAGCGGTCTCCGGATCGAACCCGAGTCTGAACCGGCGGGCCGCGGCCTCGCCTACTCGGTCCGACCAGTACGGATGGACCGGGCCGGCGTCGTACCGGTTGAGCCAGGTCTCCGGGTAGACCGTACCTTCGGCCAGCTTGTTGTCCAGCCAGAGCCGCATCTGCTGGTAGTCCGGCTCGACCAGCAACGCCTCTCCGCTCAGGTCGCCGTGCGCGTGGCAGGTGTAGCAGTACCACTTCCGCTTGATGATGTTCACAGAGGCGCTGGGACGGCTGTCACCGTGCTCGGGGCAGAGGAACGACCTTTCCACCCCCCGACCCCAACGCAGGGCCTCAGCGAGGGTCAGCGGGCGCATGAGACATAGACATGGTGCGAGCCATCGCAGTACGGGTGGACGCAGACCCAGGTGCTCCTCCCCCAGCTGATCTTGTGCGTGATCGGGCGCGTCTCTGACTTGATCGCAACAGCAGTACTCATAGCTCGTCCTTGGTCTTGATGACCCGCAGCTTCGGCGGGGTCGGGTTGTCGGCCAGAGCCTCGGCGTTGATCACCAGGTCCTCCGCGTGGTCGGCGGAGATCTCGGTGAACACCCCGGCGTTCGGGTCGAAGGTGGTGTAGAAGCGGACCCCGGAGGATCCATGACGGTTCTTCTCCAGCGAGAAGTCCGTGGCCACGTCGTGCGGCTTGCTGCGCATCGTGAGCACCACATCCCCGTCCTGCCCGAGCGCGTCGGACTGGGCCAGGTTCTTCACCTTCGGTGGTGCACTGCCGGTCTCACCGTCCCGGTTGATCTGGGCAGCGCAGACCAGGGCTGTCTTCTGGGCCAGAGCGATCGTCTTCAACGAGTTGCTGATCGAGGCCATCACCCGCCAGTCGTCGATCGCGTGCCCACCTCCGTCCTGGGACATCAGCCCCACGTAGTCGATGTTGGTCATCTGGTACTCACCGCATCGCGCGGCCACGACTGAGGGAGACACCGGTCCGTCTGCCGGGGTGTGCACATCCAGCGCTCCACCAGCGTCGGCGAGCCGGTCCCTGAGCTCACCGACGAACCTCTTGTACGTCTCCCGGTCCACGTTCCGGTCCCGCAGGTTGGTCAGGGTGATCGCGGGGTAGCCCATCGAGGTGGCCAGACATGCGTGGAACCGGGCCACTACCTCCTCCTCGCTCATCTCCAGCGAGTAGAAGAGGACCCGGTTCCCGGCCAGCATCGCGTGCGCGCTCATCTTGACCTGGTGTGCGGACTTCCCCTGGCCTGGGCGTCCGGCTACGTACCAGAGGTTCCCCGACCTGATCCCGCCGGTGAACCGCTGCAGGGTGGGGTAGGGCACCTCCACGTAGTACGGCTTCTCGCCCCAGGCGCTGATCCGAGCGGTGTCGGTGATCAGGGCCCGCGGCGGCAGCAGCGCGTGCTTGGGCTTGGCATCGGTGAGGATCTCGTACGCCGCACCGGCATCACCCAGGTGCAGCTGGTCCGAGGCCTCGGTCATCGCGGTCATGATCCGCCGGCGGTTCGCGGACTGGTGCACCATCTCCGCCGCCGAGCGCACCTCACGGTGCTCGGAGATGACGAAGTTCGGGAACTTGTGGCGGAAGATGTCCCGGGTCGGCTGGCAGTCGTAGGTCTCGACGTAGTTGTGGAGCCAGTTGAACTCGTCGCGGTAGCCATCGAAGTCCGCACCCGTGATCCCGAACGGCACCTCGCTCCCGACGCTCTCGGTGTTCAGCAGCGCTGAGATCAGCAACGCCTCGGCGGATGGTGTGGGCATGCGGTAGCTCCTGTCGTGTATGCGCTACACCATATGTAGTGCATGGGTGTAGTGCAAGAGAGGATCAGCTGTATTCGCGGTAGTACGGCATCTGGTTGCAGTCCGGCCAGACCCAGCGCCGCTGCCAGAAGGAAGTGGTGACCAGCACCGCGCCGTTGTGCTCACAGGGGTGGCGTGAGTCGCACACAGGGCAGTAGGTGTGGAGCACCTCGGTCCGAGGGGCGTCCGGGTAGCAGATCTGACAGGGCCGGACATAGACCTCACTCAGGTCCACCGCGAAGAGCTCGTGGCCAGGTCCCCGAGCGGGTCCCTTGGTCAGCTGGTAGCAGGTCGGAGTCCGGTGGAAGCGGGTCCTGTACCTCGGGTCCCCCCGCAACCAGACAGTCGGCATCTGAGCAACGTACACCTGTTCGGGGTCAGGTCAACAGGCGTGCGACCAGCTCGGTGAACCCGTACACCGCACCCAGGATCACGGCCAGTGAGAGCAGCCCCAGCAGGATGTCCCGAGCCAGCCTCATCGTCCCTCCTGGACATGGAGAAGCCCCCGGCATGCACCTCCGGGGGCCTCTCATGCTTGACCGGGGTCGTGGGCCAGGTCTAGCGTGCCATCTGACTAGAACAGCGAGGTCATCGTAGCCCGATCCCTCGCGAGAATGCGAGGTTGATCATGGACGACACCGGCTAGCTCTTCGAGTGGGCGGCGTAGGCCCCGCGCCCGTAGATACAAGTTGGAGCCACCGGTTGACCAGAATGACGGAGGTAGCACTGGCCCCGGAGAGCGAGTTTCACGCGCGCGAGGTGGTCTGTGCTGGTTGGGTGGGATGTGGCCAACAGGACAGCGCGTAGCTCGGAGGCTCCGGAGGAGCCATTCACCTTGGGTCCTCTAGATCATTCCGCGTGGTGAACCCTACTGACCCACCCCTACACAGACCGAGACCACCAGGTTCCGATCGACTGGCACACGCTCATGGAGACTGACCGTGGTCAGTACGAACCCCGCTGGACACAGTGGTCCAGGAGGGCCCGTAGGGCCTACCTCCCCAGGAACACCAGGGATACCCGGTGGACCTTGCTCACCACGTTGTCCTTGGACTCCGGGTACACCGGGTTCACCCTTGGCTCCTTGCTCACCTCTCAGGCCAGTAGCACCTGGTAGTCCTCTGGGGCCTACTGCACCTGGTGAACCCGGTGTACCCGAGGTCCCTCTTAGACCGGGTGTGCCTACTCCGTCCGTACCATCGGCACCATTCAGTCCAGGAAGACCTTGGGGACCGACAGGTCCTACTGGACCTCTGGCTCCTGTGGGTCCCACAGGTCCTTGGGGTCCAAGAGGCCCTGGGACGGTAGTAGCAGGGCCTGATGTAGTAGGAGCGTGGGTGGGACTCGGTAGAGGACTCGGTGGAGGACTCTTCGAGTCGGCATGGACGAAGTGCGTCAGCTCAGTGGGTGTGGCCAGAGCTATGCCCACTCCCACCACGCTCAAGGCCAGAGCAGTTCCGTAGCCCGCTGCTTCGATCAGGATCGTCTTCACTCCTCTTGGTCTTCTCTCTCCCCCGTCTTCTTGGTCTTCGCGATGGTTACATCGGTTCTGCCGGCTAGAAACCCAGCCAGCAGACCGATCATGGTGTTGATCACATCGGCGATATTCCTGGCTGCTGCACTGACATCTCGGTCGGTGAAGAAGGCCAGCAACACCACCAAGATCCCAGTGCCGAGCACGTAGGTACAGACGGTGAAGGTGATGGCCATCACCAGGATCTCGCCGGTACTGCGTCCCTTGAACATCCCCCGGCCTCCTTACTCACACGGTAAGTCCACTGTCTCCTGGCACAGCTATGTCTTGTGCGCATGTGGTGTATGGGCTATACTGGAGTCATCCAGTTAACTGGATCGGAGTCACCTGGTTAAGTCTCCTGCTGAGGAGCACCAGCACTCCCGAACAGGCCGGACCCTCTGGGGTCTGGCCCTTGTGCGTTTGTAGTGTTTTTGATATACTGGACACAGTGCTTCAGAGCCCCACGCCCTGAGCACGACCCGATCCTTCGGCCCCATGCGGGGGGATCGGGGGTAGGCCCGGTGTCGGTGAGTATTCGTACTCTTCGACACTGGGCCTTTTTTCATGTCCGGATACCCATGAAAGGACAACAGATGACCCAACAGATCACCTGCGTGAAGTGTGGCTCAGACAGATTCCGTGCAGGAGAGATCGAGCTCAGTGAAGACGGCGGGTTCATCGTCGTCATGCCATGTACCGAGTGCGGTACCCCCAACAAGCTCATCCAGAGCGACGACACGGAGTTCGCCCAGCTGCTGCTGGAGTTCTTCCAGATCGCAGGCCCGGGGAAGTTCGAGCACAAGCTGGGGCCGTCGTGAGGACCTGGGTGTTGTGGACCCACTACGACTGTGAGGTCAGCGTCTGGCTCTTCGCCACTCAGGACGAGTGCTACCAGCAGCTGAAGAACAACTGGCTCGACGACTGCGACGAGGAATGCGGTCACAACCCGGATGAGGAGATGTCGAACTCGGAGATCTCCGAGGCGGTGGGGTGGCACTACGACGAGCTGAGCTGGGACATCTGTCCGACCGAGGTGCCGGAGGAGGAGTTCACGGTGCCAGCTCCGGTCGCAGAGGCTCCGCCAGCTCCGGTCAGCATCACCGCCGCCCAGGCCGGAGATCTGCTCAGTCGTCTGCAGAGCTTCCAGGAGCGGTCATGAAGGAACCACCTTGGCTCACGGCCAAGGTCGATCAACGTCTGGCCGAGATCAGAGCCGGCGGGGCGTTAGAGCTCGCTCGTGATCAGCACCCGTTGATCATGACCTTCCTGGACGAGGGTGATCCCGAGATGTCCGAGGAAGAACGAGAGAAGTGGGAGCGGACCTGCGATAGCTGTGGTCGGTACTGCTCACCCGATGGAGACCTGGCCTTTTACACCGGTCATGCCCAACGAATTATCGATGGCCATCAGGTCATCTTGGCCTATGGAGTCTGCAATGACTGCAGGCTCGCTGATTCGGAAAGAGGAACCGAGTAATGAGAGGGAACACGATGAAGTACGACATCCACGAGATGACCCCCGATGAGATCGCAGCATCCTGCGAGGACGCTGCCGACCTGCTCGAAGGTCACTGGACCTCGGGCAGCTGGTTCAGGTACGACGAGGACGACGAGGGCAGGGAGACTGGCATCTCCTACTGCATCGAGGGCGGTCTGGCCGCTGCGCTCGGTCTGGACAAGATCGAAGACGGTGATGACATCGCCCGCTTGACGCTGCTCAGCTGCCCGGTCTACGACGCGGTGCTGGAGACCCTGAACCACCAGGTCTTCGCTCAGCAGGTCGATGCCGGTCTCCGTCAACCGGATGCGGAGTACACCCCGTCCTTCGGCGAGGGTGACCTGCCGAACTGGAACGACTCCGGTGGGCGCACTGAGCAGGAGGTGGTCGATCTGCTCCGGAAGACCGCGAAGCGGGTCCTCACGGAGGAGACGGCATGAGTGAGGAGACAGCAGATGTCCTGGCCGCCGGTCGGGAGTACATCGAGCAGAACGGCTGGTGGCGTGGGCACCTGATCGGTCCCAACGGACAGCAGGCCTGCGCAGTCGGTGGGCTGATGAGAGGTCTGCATCTGGCGGCTACGAGCGTGGAGAAGGACCCCAGGGTGCTGAACGCTTGCTTCGCGTTGGCCAACGTGCTCGGTGCAGAGCGGGCCTACCCGCTCCAGACCAACATCGGCTACGTGGAGTACTGGAACGACCACTACGCCAAGGACAAGCAGGCGGTCCTGGACGCCTTCGCGAAGGCCGAGAAGATCGAGCGTGCTGGGTTCGATCCCGATGCCTGAGCCGGAGCGGTTCATCACCGCGGACGAGGCCTTGTTCGAGACCGAGCGAGCTGTCGCTGGTCTCGGTGGTGAGGGCGGGATGCTCGGAAAAATGGAGCAGCCCGAGGCCCTGAAGCTAGCCGAGGCGCTGTTCGGCGAGGACATGCCCGATGACATCCGGCAGTTCTTCACTCAACCACCATCATCAGAGAGGGATGTCGACTGATGGAGTCCTACTTCGGAGAGCCCTGGCCCTCTGGCGTCTGCGACAACGGCATCCAGGTCCCGACTCCGGTGGGGGTGAACTGCATCCTCTGCCAGACCCCGGTCCAGGAGGGAGACCAGGGAAGCTTCATGCACGGCTCCGACGAGGAAGGTGTAATCCCTGCCCACAAGGAGTGCTCACTGCGCTCGGTGCTGGGTGGGATGGGGCACCACGAGGACCACCAGCTCTGGTGCATGGAGCGCGGTGACCCAGACGGTGGTCGCACCTACCGACAGTCGGCTCTGGAGGTCTGGAAGGTGGTGATCCAGAAGTGACCTGGACCCAGCCGGTCTGCCTGAACAAGTGGAGGGAGCTGTACGGCAACCAGATGCCGCACATGCTGAAGCTCCCGAAGTCCGAGTGGGACCCCTGCTGCTACTGCCGGGAGCCCACCAACATCTACGTGCGGCTCGATCCCGCGACCGTGCCGTACCCGAGGAAGGAGCAGGAGGAGTGAGGGCGATCAAGCACATCGACCAGATGTACGCCTTCGTCCAGACCGACCCCAAGGATCAGACCGAGGGAGTGATCGGCTTCCACACCGGCCAGGGCTGGATGCCGATGGTCGGTGCCGACATGGACCGGGTGGAGTACCTGAGGCCGATGGCTCAGAAAATCGCTGACGCCACCGATACCGAGATCCGACTGATCAGGTTCACCCTCCGTGAGGAGATCGAGGTGATCAAGCCATGAATGATGTGTCCAAGACCCACATCATCGAGCTCGATCAGATGTCTCTGATGATGCTCCGGCATCTGCGGGAGCACGGCGCTGAGGAGCCAGCGGTACCCGAGGACGGACGCTACGAGCACGAGGAGATGTCCGCTCTGCACTACGAGTGGTCGCGTACTCACCAGGCGATCCGACTGCTCCTCGGAGTACAGCTGGTCAATCAGGCTCTCGAACAGCTATGAGATGCCGCCACACCATGGAATCCCTGGCGATTCCAACGCATACCCACACCTGCTCTGGCAACCACGACGCCGGCTACCACTGGTGTCCTGGGTGTCAGCAGTGGTGGTGGAAGAAGGAAGAAACCAACCCGAAAGGAACCAAGTGAGCACACTCACCGCACTCAAGCCGTTGAAGAGCTTGGGCGAGAAGATCCGCATCCTGCCAAGCCCGGACGTGCCGCCGATCGACACGCCGACCCATTCCGACACCGCCAGCGTGAAGGTGCTGGTCAAGGCCCGCCAGATCGTAGCCAGGGGCTGGATCCAGGGCGCGGCCCAGAACGACCGCGGCACCAAGTTCTGCGCTCAGCAGGCCATCAACGAGGCCACTCACGAGCTGAGGTACGCGGAGAAATTCGGGTACCGCTGCCAGTCGATGATGATGCGTACGATCAGCGTCGAGACCGGCACGTCCTGGGGCACCATCCCGAACTGGAACGACGCACCGGGTCGGACCCAGCAGCAGGTTCTGACCATGTTCGACAAGACCATCGAGACCGCTCGGAAGGTAGGCGCATGAGCACTCCCAACATCCCGCTGTTGCGGAAGGCCGTGGAGTGGGTCGAGTGGCAGGACACGATGCCCGAGATCGACCGGGAGTGGGACCAGGCCGAGTTCCGGAACGCGACCAACGAGCACGCCTACCGACTGGCCTACTTCGCGCTGCTGGCCGCTGGGGTTCGTAGCACGAACCGTCGAGCGCAGACCATTGGGCTCAGCCAGTACCTGGAGCCGTACTGCGGCACCTCGTTCTGCGTGGCCGGCTACATCGGACAGCTGCTCAACCGCGAGTACGCCACCCAGGACAAGGTGAACGGGGTGTTCGTCGCGGAGTACGCGACCAAGCAGCTCGGGCTGACTCTGGACCAGGCCGAGGAACTGTTCGACGGCTGCAACACCGCCGCCGACATCCGCCGGATCTGCGAGCGGATCGCGGGAGAGAAGCTGTAGCTCGTGATCGAGTACTACGACCGCGATGGCCGACCTCTCGATCGGGAGTCAGCGTGGGCTCTGCTGGTGGACTATGACTACAAACGGGTCGATCTCACCGAGGTCGGCCCGTACGTAGTCTCCACGGTCTGGTTGGGGTTGGACCATCGCTACATGGGCGAGGGTCCACCCCTGATCTTCGAGACCATGGTCTTCACCAACTCGGCCTGGAATGCCGATCGGGCGGACGAGAACCGGGAACTGCTCCTGGAACTGGACTGCCAGCGGTACAGCACCCTCCAGCAGGCCCAGGAGGGCCATCGGGCGATGGTTCTGCTGGTAGAGGCCACATTGGACGAGGAGGTGCCGACCGAGGCCTCAGAGGGCGTTTTAGGCCCTCAGGAGCTGAAAAGTAGTGTTTTGAGTTGTATGTGGTGCCTAAATACCCTATAATTAAGGGGTCAGGGCGACTGCATACCCTGATATCGGTCCTCCCAGACCGACACGGAGAACCCCCGTCAGATACCTCTGGCGGGGGTTTTCGTGTGTTTGAACCTCAACCAGAACGCCCGAAAGGGGTAGCTATGAAGACCAACATCACGGAGATCTACCGGATCGAGACCATGAACTCGACCTACGAGATCAAAGTCGTGGAGAAGGACGGAAAGATCGCCTCGCTCTGCAAGAAGATGGGCCTGGACCAGGAGAAGCACCAGGTCAAGGCGAACGGCACCGAGTACCTAGACCGGCTCTTCATCGGAGCCTCGTTCAAGGTGCCCGGCGTGGTCACCACCTCTGTGGTGACCGACTACAGCCACTTCGTCCTCTCCACGAAGCCGAAGGCCAGGGTCACCGGTCCCGATGAGCACCTGCTCACCCCGGTGGTCGAGGCCATCAAGGAGCAGCTCAACCCGACCGCTGTGATGCTCGACGACCGAGCGGCGGTCGAGATCTGCGGGATCGACGGCTGTCAGGTCGAGCGTGTCCCCGGTCTCCCTCGGCACGAGGGGTTTCCGGGGTGCAAGTCCGGCAGCATCGCCTCCGGTGGGGCTCGTTCCCACTGCTCCTGCGACTACTGCTACTGAGGCATCAGCGTGATCACCACCACGGGGGTGGTGATCTGCGCCGGTTCCTCAGAACCGGCCTCCAGTCCAGATGGCTGGAGGCAGCATCCAGAAGGGAAGTGAAAGAGATGGTTCTCGCCATCGTTTCTTGGATCACCGGTCTCACCGAGGTCGCCATCGCGGCGCTCCTCGGTCTCAAGGAGATCGCCATCGCCGCACTAGGTCTTGCCGTCGTCATGCAGCAGCTGGCGGCGCTGTGGGACGGTGAACTGGCGTAACGAACGCTTGACCAGCACCACCCGGCCCCACAGCAACCGTGCTGTGGGGCTTTCGTGTTTCACCACAGAAAAGGAACCATCATGTCCCACCTCAACACCCTCGACCAGCTCGACTTCACCCCGGAGCCGGTCGTCGTCAAGCCCACACACCGCAAGGCGCTGATCGCAGTGGTCATCGCCTCGGTGCTGGTGCTGCTCGGCTGCGCCGGCTACGCCGTCCACGAGCACCAGAGCCTGGGTACCTCCCGGGCGCACGCTGCCTCGCTCAGCCACCAGCTGAAGGGCACCCAGGCCGACCTCAAGGACTCCAAGTCCGCGGTCAGCAGCCTCCGCACCGAGAACGGCACGCTCAAGGCCACCGCCGAGAAGTGCTCGGTGTACGTGCCGATCGGCAACCACATGGTGAACGCCCTGCGCTACGAGCTGAAGGCCGTCCAGGGCGGCACCTTCGGGGCCATCATCTGGCTGCCCAAGGCCAGCACCGAAATGCACGCGGTCAGCCGTCTGCTCGACTCTCACCAGTCCTACGACGGTGAGCTGAACGACGTGTGTGGCCCGTCCAGCACCACCAACTCCTGAACCATCCAGACCCTGAAGGGGGAGCAATGAGCAAGAAGCACAAGAAGATCAAGCGCAAGGCCAAGAAGGCGGCGCGCTGGACCTGGAAGAACGGTGGCAAGGAGGCGACCATCATCGCCATCCGGAAGACACTGGTGCGCGCATGAACAACGTCACCACCCTGTTCCCGGATCTCGTCTTCGAGATCCTCCGCTACGACGCGGACCAGCGGGTCCCGCACGACACCTACCGGTTCTTCTACCTGGAGCCGCACGCGGTGGACACCACCCGGTCCAACTACAAGCCCTTCGCGAAGGGGAAGCACCCGTTCGTCGAGGGCTACGAGCCCGGTCCGAACTACTGCGAGTCCGAGCGGCACCAGGTCTCTGAGGCGTACGCGCGGCTGATGCGCTACGGCCTGGAGAAGGACGGCTACGTGCCGATGTCGTACGAGTCGGTGCCGACAGAGCTGGCCCACTTCGCGGCACACAGCCAGGCCCCGATCGAGTTCCACAAGGGTCTGGACTCCTACAACCCCAAGGTCACTCGACGGGTCGTGGTCTGGGTCCGTGGGGAGCTGCCGGCATGAAGAAGTGGCTGCTTCTGGGCATCGGGTTCTACGCAGTGATGATCCCGCTGGCCGGCTTGCTCTGGCCCCGGACACTGGTCCAGCTGGTTCGGGGTGAGGAGTTCGACCAGGATGCTCTCGACTTCTGGGAGTCCATCGAGCCTCGTCCGGACCTGGACGAGCCCACCAGGCGGGCTCGCTTCCTGAAGCGCGTCCGGTCACTGAGGAAAGAGGAGTCGGCATGACCACCTCGTTGGACGAGCCGAGGCACCTGGAACGTCCGAGACCCGGCTGGACCCAGCTCGGGATCATGCTCGGCGTAGTGCTGATCGGGATCATCGCAGTGGTGACTCTGGTGAGCATGATGGTCGAGGTCCACAACGACCAGTACGACCCGAGCACGGCCCCGAAGTCTGGTACCTGTGACTGGACGATCCACTCGTACCGAACCGGGGACGCGGAGATCAAGCAGAGACTGGAGCAGCAGTACCAGGACTGCCGGTAGACCAGTGAGCGGTGGGCGGCCCCACTCCCCCTAGGGCCGCATGGGCCCACCGTTCACGTTCGTTATGACAGGGGGTCATAGCCCGTCGTTCACGACACCTCCGGGGGGTGGAGTCGTGGGCGGTGGAGGGTGACCCCACTTCACCCCCAACCAGGGAAAGAGGAACCATGATCGACAGCTACAAGGTCTTCACCGTGTTCTGCGACGGCCAGTCCCAGGATCACGATCACGACGAGGTAGGCGCGGCGGCCAAGGAGTACGCCCTCAAGGTGGCCGAAGCCGTCGCTCCGGAGACGGGAGAGTCCGGGCACCCCGACGTACGCCACGTCAGGCGCGTGGAGTTCCTGGCGTTCGACGAGAAGGGCGAGCGGGTGCAGTACACCAGCCAGGGACCGTTCCCGTGCGCGGACACCACGGGGAACGCATGACCAAGGTCTACATACAGCCGCTCCCGGAACTGCCCGAGCCACCGATGTCCGTCTCGCATCTGGAGCTTCTGGCAGAGCTGCCTCAGGCGACCCTGCTCCGGATCACCCGCGGCGGGTCCGGGCTCCTCCTGGAGATATCCGGGCAGCAACTCATCTGCCTAGCCGACGACGAGTCGGCGCTGTGGATCATCAAGACCCTGAACTATCTCGGGATACCGGTCGCAGCCTCGCTGAACACTGCGTCCTAGCGTCAGACACAGAACAGGACCCCTGGGGGAACGGAAGAAAGCCCAAGGGTCCTGCTCAACCAATCGAAAGGAACACCTCAGTATGGCAGATTCACTGCTCCGGCTGCTGGCCGGAGTCATCAGGCTCCTGGAACTGGTTCACAACGTGATCACCACCAGGCGACAGGAGGACCTGCTGTTCGCTGCCTGAACGCAGTGGCAGCCCCTCCTGACCACTGCGCTGGAGGGGCTGCCTCAGGCAGCCCGGTCCAACCACAAACAGGGGGAGCACCTTCATCGGGGATGGGGTGCTCCTCCTTTCTGGCCCAGAAAGGAAGTAGATGGGCTTCGAGAACGAGATCATCGACGGGAACGAGTTCCTGCTGAAGACGACCCAACCGCCCAAACGAGCGGAGCCGATATCGCATCAGTGCGTCTGTCTGCTGGTGCGTCCGACCGAGGTCGAAGGAGTGATGATCAGGGACAAGTGCTCCCAGGAGGTCAGCAGTCCAGACCAGGCGTTCTGCGACGACTGCGAGAGCAACGAGCACCACCTCCTGCCCACCCAGCAGGGCGAGGCTCGACACATCCACCGCAACAACAAGGAGTTCTGATGAGCGAACCGATCATCACCAAGTTCTGGATCGAGGAGACCGAGTTCTCCGATGTAGACAACGGCTGGGCCAAGTACAGCGATGGCACCGAGCAGTTCGAAATCGACGTGATGAAGGACCCCGAAGTGATCAACGAGGTCCAGCGGCTGTTCCTGAACGCCAAGCTCTCCGAGCTGACGATCGGTCTGACCAGCGAGCAGCTGCGCTTCCTCTACATCGGTCTGTTCGACGAGATCATCGGCACCAACTGGGTAGAGCTGGAGACGGGAGCATGAGCACCCTCAGCTGGATGGAGATCCTGCTCTTCGTCTCCGTCATTGTCGGTACCGGCTTCTACTATCTTGGCCATGCCATGGGTAGAGAGCAGCAGAAGCACGATCACGAGGCCCGTCTGGCCTCGATGCGCAACCACCCGTCCTACGCCCTGCGCATCCAGCAGTGGCAACAGGACAAGAGCGACTGAGCAGACGCTCAGTTGCACCGCCAAGAAAGGTTCGACTATGCCAACCACCCGCGACAAGCGAGTACAGGACACCGCCAGCCTCCACGAGAGCGCCGTTCAGGCGATCGCGAAGGGCGAGGTGGGACCTATCCCCAAGAAGGTCCGGAAGAAGGCTGAGAGACGCAACCAGGCCGTCCACACACACGTTGTGGTCGACCCGCAGGTGATGCAGGCGGCCAAGGAGCTGCTGCTCGGCTCCTACACCCGGATCGAGATCATCGACGCTGACACAGTGATCGTGCGATGAGTCAGACACCAGACGACGAGGAGGAGAAGGACATAGGTGCCGTGACTCGCAAGGCTTGGTTCGCCGGCCATCTCGATGCCGCTGACTCCGAAGGCGGCTTTGGTTCTGGGTTCCGCGGCGTACCTGGTGTACGTCATGGCGGATCCAAGACCGTCACTCGCGACCAGATCAGCGGGTCCATGGATCTGTGCTGGTGTGGTCAGCCGTTCGATCACGACTGGGCCGGCAAGTCCGACGGTCGTTCACATCCCCGTGTCGAAGACCCATACAAGGGAGCTGAAGTGTCCCCAACAACGCAACCCGCACCGACCGAAGAGCAGCCCCGCATCGAGAGACGCGCCTTGCGCGCCTACAACGCGGATCTGGCCGACATGGTTCTGACAGCGGTCAACGAGTACCACGTCAAGTACCGGATCACCGCACACAGCGTGATCCTGTTCCCGCCTGACGGAACCCAGCCGTACGCCGTCAACGCCCGCAACGGTGACCGTCAGGTCAAGGCAGCGCGGGCTTGGTTCGTCCGGCACTGCATCCCCGAGGACCTGTCTATCAAGCAGGCCGCGAAGCCAGCCCCCTCTACCAAGCCCGTCGACACCGACGCGATCAGGGAGCTGGCCGAGACGATCGACTCCGAGGAGCACCTGCCCAAGCTGGAGGAGCCAGCGAAGGCGGAGAAGCCAGAGAAACCGGTGAAGCCAGCAATGGCAGCGGAGAAGGCAGCACCGGCTCCCGCGCAACCGGAGCCGGCGACCCCTCAGCCGGATTCAAAGGGATGGGTGCCGTACCTGCTGGACCAGGGCAAGCCGCACCAGAAGACGCACCCGTTCTACCTGTTCAACACCAAGACCGGTCAGGTCAAGTGCACCATCGACGGTGAGATCCTGGCCGGGACGCGGAGCACCGGTGGGCACACCCGGACCCATCACACCGACACCACCACGCTGTGGGGCGCGAAGGCCAAGGAGAAGGGCATCCAGACCTACTTCACCAACAAGGCCCGTGGCCAGGTGGAGGAGGCGATCGGTCTGCTCCACACTGCGATGGGTATCCAGCCCAAAGGTGATGACGCCGAGCTGATCGCGGAGCGCGACAAGCTCGCCTCGGAGAAGACCGTTCTCCAGACCGAGAGCAAGCAACTGAAGGATGCGAACAAGCAGCTCACCGACGAGCTCGCTGCGCTGAAGACCAAGTTCGCAGACATGGAGGCCAAGGTCGCTCTAGCCAGAGAGGCGTTCGGTCTCTAGACCATCAAGGGAGGCCCCACATCATCAGGTGTGGGGCCTTTCGCATATCCACATGAAGGGAAGACGCATGAACGAGTTCGAGGAGAATGAAGGAAACGAGGAGGAGTACGGGCTCATCACCGAGTTCAACGACTCCGACTTCCCGGAAGGAACACCGGACCACTACCACGGTTGCGACTTCTGCGCCGGAGCCACCTGGGGTGAGTTCGTCCTGCACACCGACGACTGCCCGGGAGTCCAGACCCACATTGAGATCGACGCCATGGTGAAGGGCATCGACCCCTCCGAGGTCATGACTGACAAGGACCCAGATTGGAAGGACACCGATGTCTGAGAACCCGCACACCCAGCCCTGGAAGATCGACTGTCCGTTCTGCTACGCCAAGGCCGGCTACAAGTGCCGGTCCGGCGTCGGTAAGACCGGGTGGGGCATCGCGAACCGCGATGTGAGCTACTACCACAGGGGTCGAATCACTGCTCAGTGGTCTGCGCAGCTGGCCTGGGACGCCGGCTATGCCGCCGGCTACCTGGAGGGCACCAACGACCTCGGTGCGCTGGTCGTGAAGACCGTCACCGAGGTCACCACACCTCCGCTGCAGGAAGTGAGCTGATGGGGATCACGATCATCGAGCAGCAGACCATGCACGCCATCCAGCAGATTCCGCAGCAGCTGAAGCGAATCGCAGACGCGCTGGAGAAGCAGAAGCCACAGGTCGATCCCAACTCGCTGGGCGCGTACGCGATCTGGAAGGACGAGGTAGCCCGGAGTGGCTGTCTGGTCGGGTTCGCCGACTGGCAGGCCTGGCACGACCAGCCCACCCCAGAGCAGGTGGGGGAGGCGATCCAGGCGGTCAAGCGTGGCTTCGACGAGATCGAAGAGCAGGTGAGAGGGGATGCTGCAGAGTAACGGTGCTCCCCACCTGACCTTCATCGACGAGTCGTCCCAGCTCAGCTTCGTCTGGGATGGCAAGTCCCCGGTGATCGAGGTCACCGGCGGTGCAGAGCCCGACACCATCCCGATCCACGGTCGGGTCGGCATCAACAACGCGACGATCCAGCGCTGGATGGACTGGTTCGAGCTGGTCTGTCGCAACTACATCCGGATCAAGATCGGAGAGAACGGAGATAAGAATGACCTGGAGTGACTTCCTGAAGTACAGCAAGTACGTCGCCGTGTTCTACGCGGCGGCGTTTCTCGTCGGGATCGTCGGGATCTGGGCGCAGCCCCACTCACAGTGGATCTGGACCGCAGTGATGTTCTTCGGTGCGGCCATGGCCGGGAACGTGGCGCTGGCTTGCTACCACTACAACCACAAGGGCTCGATGCTGCTGGCCAAGAACGACTATCTGGCCGCGCAGGACGAAGCCCAGGTGATCACCGGGACGACCAGCAAGAGCATGGAGCTCCGGCAGGCCGGTCTGCGCGCGGACATGGAGGAGTTCATGACCGACAAGATCAAGGAAGAGATGCGGAATCGGGGCTACCGGTGAAGCGGCTCCTGTACCTGTCCATCGGGTTGACCGTGATCTCCTGGATCGCGTTCATGGTCAGCTTCTGGCTGCCCCATCCCGTAGGCGCAGCCCTGCAGGCCACCGCGCTCAGCCTGGGGATCCCGGGCGTGGCCGCGGTGTGTTTCCTCGGTGTCTGCTGGGACGAGATCGAGACCTACCTGCACCGGTCCAAGACCCGCACCCTGCGCTGCACCGACTGTGGGTCGAAGATCCTCAACCCCGCCGGCACCACCATCGGTGACCAACTGGAGGGCGAACTGATGTTGGAGAACCCGCGCGACAAGGGGAGATGGCCATGATCGGTGATCCCGATGTCGTCCCGCTCACCCTGCGTCGGAAGGAGTACATCCTGAAGATGCTGGCCTGGGAACGGAATAACGGTGAGAACTGGATCCGGATCTCAGAGCAGGAGCTCACCGACTTCGGCGGTCGGGCCTTCTTCAGTGGCTGCGAGGTGCTCTACATCAACGAGAACATCTTCACCACCTCGCACAGGCGGGGCTGGGACCGAGAGGGCGAGAAGGTCCGGCTCCAGTACCGGATCCTGGTTCCCGGCGGCGAGCCCTGGACCCCAGCCGGCTCTCAGTACTACCTGTCCACCAACACCACCACCGCAACCAACACCACCATCACGCTCAACACCACCTATGAAGGGAAGACACCCGTGGAGCACCACATCGACCGCGAGAAGCTGATCGAGGTCGTCACCGATAACAAGGAGGCCTACGAGCTCATCCGAGACGAGGCCCACATCCTCTACCGCACCCAGATGGAGCGCCTGACCGAGCGTCACCTGGCCGGCGAGATCTCCACCGCCTCCCTGGTCGTCAAGGACAAGGACGGCAACCGGATCGACCTGGCCGCCGACCAGAGCGAGCTGCACGACCGCAAGCTCCGGGCCCTGGAGCTGGACTCCCGAGAGGTGGTCATCCTCGACCACGGCGAGTACCTGGTCTGGGTCGAGGACGCCGACACCAACCTCCAGGCCAGCGCCACCATCCTGAAGCGGCTGGAGGAGCTGTCATGACCAAGCTCGCGCACATCACCAGCCGACCGCAGTACGAGCTCGGTGACCGAGTTCTCGGGCTCTGCGGCAAGGAGTTCAAGGTCAAGGTCCTCTGGAAGGACCTGCCCATCGACAAGCCGATCTGCCGGTTCTGCGTGGACGCTGCCATGAAGGCGCTCACCGAGGCCGACGTGGTGATCGGGGAGATGCGTCGGTCGGCGCGTCGGCTCTCGGTCCTCTCCATGGTCCTCTCGGAGATCGCGGATAAGGAGATCGACCTCGACACGATCGCGAAGCAGGACGCCTACTTCAAGAAGGAGCAGGAGGAGCTGCTGGTCCTGAAGGCTGCTGAGGATCGTCTGAAGACCATGTGCACCTGCACCTGGACCTCTCCGGAGATGTTCACCGAGGACCCGGACTGCCCGATCCACGGCGGGGAGGACCAGCCGATCCGGGAAATCGAGGATGTTCCGCTGCCCACGGCGTCTGACTTCTCCGGAGTCCAGGGCGTGCAGGAATCCGACATCCAGGAGCCCACCGATGGATGACATCGAGGTCGACAAGGAGAAGCTGATCAAGACCCTGAAGAAGAACCGGAAGGCGCATCGGGCGATCTTCCTGAAGGGTCAGGAGGTCTACCGCCAGCAGATGATCAAGGAGATCGAGCAAGCGCTGGCAGATGCTCGCAACGGCGGCAAGATCACCCGGGGCTTCTCACTCCCGGTGCCCGAGGACCACACCGAGGACTTCGACACCGTGATCGGGATGCTCCAGTGGCACCAGGGCGAGAAGATCATGCTCAGCTACCGCGAGTACCAGACCTACATCGAGAACAAGTGGGGCTGGCAGCAGTCCTTCGGGGCCACCACCATGGCCTACGCCGGGATGGCCCCGTGAGCATCCCGATCCCCAAGATCGACACGGTGATGCACTTCACCGACGAGATCGGGGTGGTCGAGATCTCCACCTGCCGAGACGAGCTCACCCTCGTCATCGGCGCGCCGTACACCAACGTTCTGACCACCCACCACGAGGGTCAGACGATCATCAGGATCGGAAAGGATCCGACACACATGAACAGACTGAGGGACCGACGATGACTGAGGGAATGCAGGCCGTCGAGCCCGACGCCTGTCCGGAGTGCGCCTATGTGGCGTACCTCGGCTACGAGGTACAGGGCGTCTACGACGGCGTTCTGTACTGGGTGTGCCCAGCCTGTGGGCACGCCTGGCCGCGCTGGGTCGGTGACTCCAGCCAGCGGATGGCTCAGCTCTCCCAGCAGTACGCCGACGAACACAACGAGAAGCAGAAGGAGAGGACATGAGCGATCAAGGCGATGTGATCTTCAGAGCTCCCATGGACAACAACACCTGGTTGGTCCTGGTGACCGGGATCACCGAGTCCCAGGGAGAGCTGACCATCACCAAGATCGGCGATGGCGAGGTGATTCTCACCGAGCGGGTCGGGCTGATGTACGGCGCGATCTTCGGGCCTGACATCGACGATGTTCGGACGTGGGAGCGCATGGCAGTCGAAGCCGTTGACAGCTACAACGCGAAGAAGGAGGAGGTCACATGACCAGCGCATTCGACGACCAGTCCAGCCCGATGATGACCAGCGCGAACAACGTGGGCGACGGCTGGCACCCCATCCTCCGCGAGCTGGAGGAGAAGCTCAACGCGATCGACCCGGACTTCGAGCTCCAGCAGGTCAAGGAGAAGTTCGGCGCGCTGCGGTACTACGCGCGGACCACGAAGGACGCAGACCAGTATCGGAAGTTCCACCTTGCGATCTCGGTGGCCGAAACGCAGTCCTCGAAGACCTGTGAGGTATGCGGGGAGCCGGGCCGCACCTGTAGACCCGGGCTGCACTGGATCAAGACCCTCTGTGATGAGCACTTCGCGGAGGCCAAGAAGGAACACGAGAAGGAGTTCAACAGATGATGCACTGGATCACCAGCATCCTGGCCGGCGGAGGTGCCGGCGTGATCACCGCCGCGTTCATGGAGGCGTACTACCAGCGCCGCGCGCAGGAAGAAGTCGGCCAGTACGACCAGGAGACGCCATGAGTGAAGCCAACCCGTTCATGGTGATGATCCTGGAGCACAACAACTTCGTCTCCGAGGCCCAGGAGGTGGAAGCGCAGATCACACCGCTCGACGATCAACTCAATTTCGGTGTCGGGGATGTGGCCATCCTGGCTTCGTCCAACGCTCCGCTGGAGGCGGACTTCACCGTGGTCAAGGGTCTCGACCCGGCCAACTACGCGGAGACCTTCCCCGACTGGGAGGAGCGGATGACGTTCAACGCGCACGTCCTCTGCGAGATCTTCTCCCGTGCCGACACCGAGCTGAGCATCGGCTGGGTACACCGACTGAAGCTGCTGCCGATCAAGCAGTACCGGTACAAGGAGCTGAAGACCTGGCGGAAGAAGGGGTTCCCCGAAGACCCGCCGGAGTGGGTGATGAAGATCTTCCGGAACTACACCGACCAGCTCGCCGAGCGCGCGCCGGACAAGGTGCCGGTGGCTGTCACCTGCTCGGCCTGCGGCAAGCGCAATGTCGAACTGGTCGTCGTCCGGAGGCTGGAGTACCGGGGTCGGGCCGGCCTGATGAGACAAGGCGAGGACGAGCGTCATGTCACGCTCCATGATCCGGAGACGACCTCAACGCACCAGGCCAAACTGGTCTGCTCGGACTGCCTGGTGGAGACCCGACTCGGCGACGACTCGTGGGTGCTGCCGAACGTCAGTAACTGATTCCAAGTCTTCCTGTTGTGTCGTGTTTGTGATACAATAGGAGCGTGCCTTAGTAAGACCTGGGCACATGCAGGATCCACACCTCGACGAGGTGGGAGCGACGCTCTGCGAGATCCTGTTGAAGTACGGCCCTCACCGCTCAGATAGCGGTGGGGGCTTTTCTCATGTCCGCACCTCGACGAGGTGGGAGCGACGCTCTGCGCGACGTGTGAGATCTACAACAACCCTGAAGGGAAGTACGACAGTGAGTACTGTCACCGCTACACCCGCCGGCCCGTCCATCCGGACCCGCGTCGGCGAAGTCCTCAAGAACTGGGGCAAGAAGGTGCCGCCCATCGTCAAGAAGGCCGGTAACTGGTTCACGACCGCGCTCAAGAAGAGCGGCGGTTTCCTCAAGAAGGCCGGCAAGTGGGCCCTCGAAGCCAAGGCCACGCAGTGGGTCATGGACAAGGCCAAGCCCGCCTGGAACAAGGCATGGCCCATCATCAAGGGTCCGATCCTCTGGGTCGCGACGCCAGTGCTGGTCGTGCTGGCCCTGCCGAAGGTCGTGCTCATCTGCCTCGGCGCACTCCTGGTCGGGCTGATCTTCGCCATGTGGCGTATCTCTAGGTCTCGGAAGAAGAACGCCAAGACCTACACCGATGCCGAGTGGGACGCGATCACCGATGTCATCGGTCACTCCAAGACCGCCTACACGTCCACGGTCAACGGCCAGTCCAAGACCGAGTTCGGCGAGATGAAGATCACCGGGAACGCCAAGGGTCGGATCAAGGTCTACTGGCGCGCTGTCCCGGATGTGGTCACCACCACTCCGACATCTCGGTTCCGGACCACACACCACACCGAGAGCGAGGACCAGCTGCAGGAGCGGCTGAACACCGCACTCGGCGAGGCCGGAAACGTCAATGGGCTGACCCTCACCGGTGAGCCCACGGCGGGCGAGACCATCGCCTTGCGGTACAGGTTCCTCGACCAGCAGGCCAAGCTGGCCGGCCAGAACATGGACACTGACCTGCTGTCCGAGGTCATGGGCCGGATGAACTTGATCGAGGTCCGAACCGGGATGACCCAAGGGAAGATCAAAGCGGATGCCAAGGCTCAGCTGATCCATGGCGATCTCCGTCAGTGGCTCACCGAGACCTTCCCGAAGACGGACTGGAAGTGGGATCTGATGTACAAGGCGGCGGTCAACGAGAGCACTCGGCTCAAGAAGCTCGCCGAGATGCAGGAGGAGTTGGCTCCCGCCAGCTGATCCTCACGAGGGGAGGGGCTCGGGCCCCTCCCCTTTTCCATGTCACAACCAGAAAGGAGTCGTAATGGCTCAGAGACAAGCAGCACGAGAGATGAGGTTCGTCTGGGAAGCCGAGAACGGGGGAAGTTTCAACCACCTCGACTTCCAGATGATGGACGACATCGCGAAAGCACTCGGCAGAGTGCGGGGCGTCCACATCGCCTTCGCGTTCTTCGATGTGTCCACCGGACGACGGATCCGTTCCTACGGTCCGTTCGGCCCAGCAAGCCCGGAGCTCCAGAAGCTCATCGACGTAGAACTCGCAGAGAACGAGGACGTACCCGCATGAGGTATACCCCTGACGATCCGGCTTTCAACACAGTGGTCAACCACGAGATCGAAGGCTCCTATCCCGACGAACGCATGATCTTCCTGGACACCGACAACCGCGTCCGCGAGGTCGTCTACGCCAGTGAGTTCGGCAGTGGCGCGATTCAGCAAGTTCGGTCTCGGCTGGAGAAGTCAGGGGTGCTCAAGGGGATCGTGCACGTCGCGGCCTCGGTTCCTCTCGGCACGCGCGATGGTCACGGGCCTCGGTACTCCTCCGTGGAGTATCTGCCCGATGGCCAGTTCTACGTACGTCAGAGCGTGATTCACCAGTCGCTCTGGGTCGAGAAGACCGATCTGATCCAGATGACGATCGAAGCTACCCGGTCCGTCTACGCGAGAGAGGAGGAGGGACCCGAAGAGAAGTGACCATCTCAACCTAGAAGGGAACCAATGTCAGATCTCACCATCGTGAGGATGCGGTTGACGGCTGACCTGATCGCCAGGGTCAAGAAGCCGTTACCCGCGCCTCACCTAGTCACCATCGCCAACCGCTCCCTGACGTATCTGCACGTCGGGGCGGTCGAGGGCTTCGAGGATCGTCTCGAAGTCCTCTTCGACGATCAGTACCGCAACGTCCACATGCACCACCACGACGCACGCTTCGAGACCTGTCGTCAGTGCGCCCGTCAAGCTCAGGACAACCTCGGAATCATCGAGTAGAGAACGGAATCGTATGTCTCAAGACACCATGTGGAGTGACAAGGCAGCGAAGAAGGACGTGAAGAAGGCCAACGACTTCCTCAAGGAGATCGCCGGTGGCCGGATCACAGTGGAGAGCGCGTTCGAGTACCGCGACGACGGCGGAATCCGGATCGCTCTGCCGCAGAACCCAACCAAGATGAGCCTGAAGAAGGCAGCGAACATGCTGCTCTCTCAGGCTGAGGCCGAAGAGGCCATGCACGAGTTCACCAAGCCGTTCGACTGCCGTCCGATGGACGGTGCCTTCGCCTTCAACAAGGTGCTGAAGGATGTCTACGGTATGACCGCGATCGGCAAGGAGATCAGGTCGTTCTTCGGGGGTCAGCTGCCCGAGCTCAGGACGGTCAAGATCTCTCCGACTGAGGAGGTCCAGGTGCCGTTCGGGCTCCTGGAGTTCCCGCCTCTGGGGGCTCAGTTCTACCTCCAGGAGCGTGCCGACGAGGACTATGGCATGGCGTTCCAGGTGTACGTCATGGCGAAGAAGAAGTACGAGGTGGAGATCCGCGGCCTGCTGATGCTGGTCGAGGGCTACATCAAGGAGCACTCGATCTACCGGAACAAGGCCCTGATCGGGGTCGGGCGGATCGTGAACGGTTCCTACAAGGAGCCGGAGTTCTTCAACCCCTACACCGTCGATCGGCACCGGGTGGTCTACTCCATCGAGGTCCAGGAGGCGTTGGAGGACGAGATCTGGGGTGTGATCGAGAACGCCGAGGTGCTACGCACCACGACCACGGTCAAGCACCGGATCGTCACGGACGACCCGGAGGACCTGGAGTTCCTGAACGCGCTCCGGGACGACGGCAAGCCCTATCCTCTCCAGCACGACGAGGACGGCGCGTACGTCGAGATCACCTACCCCGGCGAGGACATCGGCAACAAGGTCCTCCTGCACGGCGAGAACGGCACCGGCAAGACGCTGGCCGCCGCGGTCTCCGCGCAGATCTGCCTGGAGCACGACTGGTCGTTCATCCAGGCTCGGTGGGACGAGGATCTGAAGCACGTCATGCGCTTCGCTGAGCTCCTCGGCACGCCGGCAGTGGTGGTGATCGAGGATGTGGAGAAGCTGATCGTCAACAACCCGGCGAAGATGGACCAGCTCCTGGAGCAGTTCGACGGGATGCGGACCAAGGGGCGCGAGGTGCTTCTGCTGATGACCAGCAACCACGTCGGTGAGCTCCCGAAGGCCCTGACTCGGGCCGGACGGATCAACCGGATGATCTACGTCAGCGACCTCGACCGTGAGGGCGTGGAGCGTCTGATCAACGTCCTGATCCCCGCGCACCAGCGCGAGGAGCTCGACTACGAGGCCCTGCACACCGCCTACGAGGGGTTCGCTCCCTCGTGGATCGTGCAGGCGCTGAAGGGTGTCACCAAGCGGTCGGTGATCCGGACCGGGAAGCGCGGGGAGCCTCTGGCCACCCCGGACTTCGTGCGCTGCGCGAACGCGCTCCGTGCGGCCTGGAAGCTGCACACCGAGTCCGAGGACCGGCCCACCAAGCCGGCGCTGGAGACTCTGCTACGCGAGCTGTTCGCGTCAGAGCTCCAGAACCACACGGTGGACATCCACGACGATGGCGACATCCTCGTCCGGGACTGATCTAGTCCTCATCTAGACCGCTTCGGGAGGGGTGGGGTTGGCTTCCCTTCCTCCACCCCTCCCGGGGCTCCCCCATGAGAGGAATCAGATGGATGTAGAAGACGCCTTCACCCAGGAGGCGATCACAGCGTTGGGGACCGATGTCAGTGGTGACCTGGAGGATGAGGTCCGGACCATGGTGCAGCGAATCTTCACCACCAACGAGCTGGTCCTTCCTGAGGATCTGGCTCGCTCAGTAGAGAACGTCGCAGTGCTCTTCTTCGTCGCAGGACGAACCTACGAGTCCGACTCCAGCAACGAGAAGGACCCGATCCAGCTTCTAGTGGACACCTACCCGGATGTAGCCAGCGCGCTCATCCGGTTCCTGGTCCAGAGGGGAGAGGTATGACCGATCTAGTCGACGACGTGAAGAACTCGTTCGAGAAGTCGAAAGACGATGTGATCGGTGGTCATGTCGAGTTCGGGGATGGTGTCTCCCTCGTTCGTCATGATGTCGAGGAGCTTGCCCCCGGCTTCATGGCCATGCGTCAGTACTACAACGACATGCTGCTGGTGGTCGCCAGACGCGGGTACCGGCACTACGCCGGCTCCTCGATGCCGACAGATTCCGACCAGCTGCTGTCGCTCACCGCTCAGTTCCTGAGAGCACCGATGATCGCAGTCTCGCTGGAGGCGTTCGCGGATGGAGTGATGATCGGGCAACAGACGGATCACCTGATCCGGATGATGACCCACTTCAACGCTCTGGACCATGTGTTCCACGACTCGCACATGCGGGGTAAGGCGATGACGATGGCGCACGGCTTCGCCGATGACAGGGAGGTGTGTGAGTACTTCAACACCTACCTGGACGGCGCGCTGACGCACATATCCCATGTCACCGGGTTCGCGCACAGTGAGGTGGTTCCAGCGAAGATCTGGGATGTCTGGATTCTGTGCGGCACCGCTGTGATCTCGGCCAGCTACCTGGCTGGTCAACGGATGGGCGCTTCCTGGCGGGAGCGAGACGTACTCGACGGAATCGAGATTGCTAGTGAGTCTCAAGGACAAGATGAACCACATCACCGAGCTGATGAAGGCGACCAAGGAGGGTTGGGTAGCCAGTGAGCCGGAGAATCCCGACCTCGCGATCTACCTGCACTTCTGGCGAGGTGACGACCTGGCGGTGATGGTCCAGTGCCCACTGGATCCCGACATCGGTATGCAGGCTGGTCTGATCGGAGCCTCTGGCTTCTCCGCGACCACCATGTCGATCACCTTCGAGTCCTACTACTCCGCTCTCAAGAAGTCCCCGCTCACCGGGGAGCCTTGGCTGGCTAGGGAGAAGCAGTACGTGTGCGAGGCGGTGCCAGAGAACCGCACCGAGCACTGGGTCACCGAGTGTCTGACCACCTCCGCGCATGAACGGGATGGCGAGTTCGCGCTCTCCTTCCTGCCGTACGCGATGGAGAACCATCAGATGATCTGGAGCGACAACACCTTGTCTATCTCCAGTGCGGAGGTGGACATCACTGGAAGCGGAGAGATGTTCGGGTACCTCCAGGAGGTGATGTCGAAGCCCACCGTCGAGGAGCTGATGACCATGGAAGGTGAGAGCAACAAGCTCTACGCTCTCGTGAACACCTTCATCGAGGATCCGGAAGAACGTCTGTTCCAACTCGATATGGCCACCTTCCGTGCGCTCGAAGAGCGCCAGCTGATGACCACCGCCATGTTCGCTGCCGAGAAAGGCAGCAGGCGAGCGGAGTGGATCAAGGAAAGTTTCGGGGCCCAGATTCTTCGGGTCTCGGACATCAAGCCCCCTTCTGGTTGAGGGGTTCAAGGAAGGCCCCCGCCTCTCCGTGCCGCGGGAGGCGGGGGTCTCTGACTGACCACCCCACGACCGCCTGACTGGTGCATCCACTCGGGGCGGGGTGAGGGAAAAGGGATAGCTGATGCACAGCGAGTCTCATGGCCAAGAGGGGCCCTGTCTCCGCCTACGGGTGGGGGCAGGGCCCCAAAGGGCCCTTTTTGCGTTTCTGGACCTTTTACCCGAAGGACACCGCGAGCTGTCCGGCGTGCAGGACGTAGCCCCTCCCGTTCAGCACCATCACCGGGTCCGGCAGATCGCCGTACGCCCTCAGGAAGCCCGCCTTGTCCCCCGGGCTCCTCCGGTTCCAGACTCCGAAGTAGACCAGCTTGGTCTGGGTCAGCCCGGTGAACCTGGCATCGACCATCGACCAGATCGCCCGGTTGTTGGGCTGGGAGAAGCTCATCTTGAACCGGTTGTAGCCACCACCGGAGATCTCGGCTCGGTCCGATCCACCCAGCGCCGGGCTGTCGTAGTGCAGGCTGATCCAACCCGCGTCCGCGATCTCTTGCAGCCAGGCGTGGGCCTGCTCGTCGGTGACGCTGCCATCGGTCATGACTGACCAGGCTCCTGCCTGATGAAACGCCCTTGGAAGTACACAGGCTGATCTCCTTGGTCATCGCAGTAGATCATCACGAACAGCATCCCAGCCCAGGCCTGGTCCTGGTTGGGGTCGGTCAAGGAGACACTGACGTTGGTCAGGTCCCAGCTCCAGGCGGCGTCATCGGAGAGCAGACCGGTCCGGCTCGCGCCCTTGGAGAACCGACCAGGTGAGTACCCAGCCGGCTCGTAGTAGTTCCCCCAACCCACCTTCGGGTCCACCTTCGGCATCTGGCTGTCGTCGCCCCAGGGGAACTGAGTGCCGTCCGGCTGGATCTTCTCCCAGCCACCTCGGAAGAAGGGATGGGTCTGAGCATGCCCGTTCGCGTTCTCGTAGGTGGTCGGGATCACCGTGCCGCTCACCCGGCGGGCCGGCAGGTAGGGCGGGAAGTCACTCATCGTCCGAGGCCCGGGGAACCGGGGCATCGAGTCGATCGCAGTGGAGTTGTTGTCATAGACCGACAGGTGGAACTTCACCGGCATCACGTTCCCGCTCTTGTCGTACGCCGCCAGCTGGGAGATCCGGATGGTGCCAGCCTGGGACATCCGGATCGGCACCGCGTACACCGGCTTGCCCTTGCCGCGCTGTTGAACTGCCGACCAGTTGTTGTTGGAGTCGTCCGGGTCGGTCGGACCGATCTTGATGTACCAGTTCGGGTGTGCACTCGGCGGGTACTTCTTGGTCCAGGACTCGAACGGGAACTCCGCGTGCGGGTCGGTGATCTTCTCGTTGTAGAACTCCTTGGCCGGGGTCGGGATGATCCCGGAGCCCGACTTGTAGGACCAGGGCAGCACCAGGTCCTGGATGGTGTTGGAGTACTTACCGGTCTGCAGCGCTCGCAGCGGGGTCAGTGCGTCCCTGGTCCGCTCCTTCACCTCCTGCACGGTCAGCGCGTCACGGTACTTGGTGTCGAAGGTCAGCGAGGTCTCCAGCGAGGTGAAGTCGGCGGTGCACTCGGTGACATGAGCCATCACTCCCTCTCGAACCCCGAACAGCCCATGCATCCGGATCGTCTGTCCACCCCGGATCATCAGCCGTGGGCACAGCGCGCCGCTGGAGTACCTCGGGTCCGAGGTCAGGGTGACCGAGCCGGTGATCCCGGGCTCGGCGAACCGCTGGTACTGAGCCTGCGCGATGGTCATCGCGCTCACCTCGTCCACCCCGGTCAGGAACTGCAGCATCGTCTCCTTGGGCTTCACCCTCGGGTCGTAGCTGGGGTTGCTCTTCCTCGGGTACATCCGCGGGTTGTAGGCGAACGGCTCGAAGTAGGTGCTCCGGCCATCGGGAGAGACCTGGATGTTGGAGAAGGCGATCCCGGCCTCGTCCGTGCCCGAGCCGTAGATCACTCCAGCACGCTGGGTGTAGTCCTTGGTCCCGTTCATGCTGACCCCGGGCGCACCCAGGTAGATCTCGATGATCTGATCGTCCTGAGCATCCGGGATCTTCCGGAGGAACAGCTCGGGTCGCCGGTGGCCGCGGTTCCGGATCGTCCACTGGGTCCCGCCCTGGTCGTACATCACCGACAGCATGGTCTGCACGTAGCTGGTCAGCAGCACCTCCCAGGAGCCAGTGGACCGAGAGGTGAGACCAGTCCAGCGCTGCCCGGTGGCCACTCCCCAGGGCTTCAGCGCGCTCAGGTACTTCGGGTCGGTGAACGCCGGCACCCTGGTGTCCCAGTCCTCCGGAAACACCACCCGGAACTTGCCCAGGTGCGAAGGATGCTCGGTCTGGTCGAAGGCCTGCGCGATCAGGATCTCGTACGGAATCGGCTGCTTCGGGAAGGACGGGATCGCCAGGTAGTCGTCCAGCCCGTAGAGAGCTCCCTTCAGGTCCGTGGTGAAACTGCTGTCCGAGCCGTTCAGGGAGAAGCTGTAGGAGGCGATGTAGCCCTCCCAGCGCCAGTCGAAGTCGTAGCCACCCACGTTCTGGAACACGATGTCGATGTCGCAGTTCGGGACCAGCCAGTCCAGGTCCCCGGCTCCCGGGGTGTCGAAGACCGTGATCTGCGGGAAGTTCAGCTGAGCCGTCACCTCGGTGAACGGGTCCTGGGTGGACACCGAGCCGATCTTGACCGGAGCGCCCCGGAACAGCGTCACTTCGCGCTGGAACCCACCAGGCGGAGTGGCGAAGATCCGGAAGAACCCCAGCGGCTCCTGCTCACTGGCGTACGCCGTCAGTGACTTCATGACGAGCTCTGCGAGTTCACTGATCGTCGCCTCCGTAGACCTTGGCCAGCGTAGTGATCTCATTGACGACATCGGCGCGGCTCAGCGCGTCTCCGTAGATGCTGAGATCGAGCAGCGCCATGTCCATGGTGGAGGCACCCACAGAAGGGCTGTTCCCGAGCCAGAATGAGGTGTTCAGCGGCACCGGAACTGCTCCTGCAGCCAGAGCCCGGTGCAGCACCTTGGAGGGCCCAGAGGCGGCATACAGCGTCGTCTGCGGCCTGCTCACCACCATCGCCAGGTAGGTAGGCGCGGTGCTGGAGAGCGCATTGGTGATCGGCACCCCCTGCTGAGCCGGCTTGGACTCGGTGGTCATCCAGATCGACTGGCTCCGTACCGTGAGACTGACCCAGTTCCCGGTGAGGTCTGCAGGACACCACAGCGCGTTCTCCACCACGTCGGCGTTCCCGTAGACCGAGCTCGGACTGAGCACCATCAGCACCGTGTAGCCGCTGGTCCCGCCCATGAACAGGCCCAGGTCGTTCCACATGTAGTCGGCGGTGTCGGAGTCGAAGTTCAGCGCGGTCATCCCCACGAACCGCTCGTCACCGAACCGGTACTCGAAGTCGGTGATCAAGGTGGGTAGATGATCCGGAGTGGACACCCAGGGCGAGACGTGACCCTGGATCGGCGTCCACTCGCAGGTCACCTGATCGAAGTAGCTGTCATCGGCCACCCAGCGCATCCCCGCCTCGGTGGTCAGCGCGGTGGGGGCGTCCCGGTTTCCCAGCACATCTCCCTCGGCTGAGACCAGCACCTCGATCTGGATGTCGCAGTCCGGGACCGGGATCGGCCAGCCGGACATGATCCGGTACTCGTCGACCTCGAACGCCGCGCTCTTCAGCGGGTACAGCCCACCGGGGACATCCAGCAGCTGGGGTGGGATCTTGTTCGCGCGTCCGCGCGCGGTCACCTGGACCTCGGTCTTGCCGGGGACGACCGGAACCTGAGCCATCAGCTGTCCTCCTCCTGCAGGAAGAACGGACCCAGCGACACACTCAGGTCACCCTCGGAGATCACCGCCTGATCGCCTGTCGTGATCTGGATCGGATCCTCCAGGTCCCCGACGATGAGGTTGAAGCCGTCCACCGGGGCGTTGCACAGCGCCCAGTAGTTGATCTGACCCCAGTCCGAGGTGGCCGTGACGTACTGCGCCGGCAGCACGTTGTAGATCTCCTGAGGCTGGGAGTCGTTCACCCAGTTCAACTGGTCGTTGGGGATCTCGATCCGGGCGTAGTCGTCGTTGTCCGGCTCGTCCAGCTCGGTGCCGTCCAGGTACGGAGTGGGTGGATTGATCCGGATCAGAGCCAGCCAGAAGGAGGGTGGAGGCACCGCAGTGCCACCGAAGTAGGTGGTCAGTAGCTCTCCCGCGCCCCAGACAGTCAGGCGTCCTGACATCAGATGTGCTCCCTGACTACATCGGGGTACCGAGGTACTGCGAACTCCGCCTTGGCCATCATCGAGTGGGTCCAGACCTGACCCCGGCTCACGGTGGCGTCGGCCAGCTGACAGCGCCAGGTCTCCCGGTACTCATCGAAGGTCCACCGGATCCGGAAGTCGTACTGCTCGAACAGCTCGGTCAGCGTGAACAGGTTGTCGCTCAGATCGGTCTGAGACTGACCATAGACCCAGACCGCGATCTGCTCGCCCACCATCTCCGGGACCGCATGGATCAGGTAGTTGCCGCCCAGGATCGGGGAGTCCGCGACCACCTTTCGCCAGGTCTTCTGAGTGGAGTCGCGGGTGGAGTCACCAGAGATCTTGTAGATGTCGCCGTCGTTCAGATTCACCCAGCGCGAGCCCCAGGAGACCTCCACCGCCATGTAGTCCAGGCCGGTCTTGGTGGTCATGCCGCTGATCCTGTCAGGGCCGGCCTGCTCAGAGCCATCACCCGCTGCCGGGCCTGCAGCTTGGCCAGCAGCTCACCCGGGTCGTTGGCCTGGACCGTGATCGGGCCGGTGAAGTTCGTGGACTTGTCGATCCGGGTGTTGTAGACGCTGATCCCACCCCGCATCGGGCTGGACCCCATCCCGACTCCCCGGGCCTCGACGCCCAGCATCGCCTTGGTCAGGAACTCCCCACCCCGGTCGTTCAGCGGGATCACCGCCTCCGGCCCCCGCTCCCCCACCCCGATCGTGGTGGCCTTGTTGAACACTGCCCCGTCTCCGTACCAGTTGTGGTCCTGCCAGAAGTTCCAGGCTCCGTGCGGGTCCTTGTACCGGTCCTTGATGTACTGCAGCCCGTACTGGGTCTGCTTCCAGGGGTCGGAGGTCTTGCGCCCGCCGTAGTTGCCCCAGGTGCCATCCAGGAACTGGAACATGCCGTACGCCGTGCTGGTCGGGTTCTGGGCGGTGTTGTTGAACCCGGACTCGTGCATCACGATCTGCCGCAGGTCGCCCCACTGGTCGCCCCAGCCCATCCGGTTCGCGCCGACGTGCACGATCCCCTCGTTGGACAGGTTCGCGCTCGGCTCGTTCCCGAGACTGCCCGGACCAGGGTCGGCCCCGGTCGCACGCCGACGCAGCCGACGCATCACATCCCGACCCATCCGGTTGATCACCTTGGAGATGTCTCCGGGGTTCAGGGGGTGCGCTCCCTCCATCGCCCACGCCGCCCTCTCGGCTGCAGGGTAGCGGTCCTTGAAGATCTTCTTCAGCATCCCCGGAGTCACTCCGGTACCAGCCTCGGTGGCAGCTCCGTAGCCGGTGTGCCCGGCTCCGTGCAGGAAGCTCAGGATCTCCTGGCTGGTGCCGCCGGGGAAGCCGATGTGCAGGTGCGGGCCGGTGGAGTGCCCGGTCGAGCCCACGTTGCCGATGTACTGCCCTGCCGAGACCATCTGGCCGGCGTGCACGGCCACCTTGGAGCCGTGTCCGTAGACCAGCGTCCCGTACGGCCCGGACTCGAAGATCGCGTCGCCGTAGCCGTGGTTCCAGCCGGTGTAGCTGATCCTGCCGGGGACAGCGGCATAGAAGGGCTTGCCCAGGTCGTTCGGGGAGTTCAGGTCGATGCCGTCGTGACCGGGGTAGGTCGACCAGGTGGAGTTGGGCAGCGGCCAGACCACGCCGCCCTTGGCGAACCCACCGTGCCGAGCCTGGTGGTTCATCTGGTCGATGGTCTCCCGGCCCACTGCCCGCGCCCACTCCGGACGCATGATCGCCTCGCCACCGCCGACGTGGATGGTCTGGGTGTCCCGATCCGGGGTGTAGCCCGGCACCATGCCACCAGTGTGGTAGCCCGGCTGGGTCCCGGAGTGCCGGCCAGGGATGTCGCTGGGGCTGTTCATGGTCGGCACCGAGGCCACCGTGTTCACGCCCTTGGGCGCGGTGTACTTGAACCCGAAGATCCCAGCCAGCTCGGTCATCATCTCGACCGCCACCGGGCTGGTGGAGTTCTTCAGGTGCCGGTAGCTCCTCAGCACTGCCTCGGCCTGCTTCTGCGCGTGCCCGGTCAGGTGGTTCACGCTCTGGGTCAGGATGTCCTCGAAGTCCCCGGTGATCTCCTTGCCCACATTGGCCAGGTCGTCGGCGGAGCGCTGCATCTGAGTGATGTAGGCCGTGTGCTGACGCTCAGCAGCGGTGTCGAAGTCCACCGACTGCCGATCCATCATCTTGTTGAACTCCTTGCGCTGCCGCTCCATGGTGCGCGCGAAGTCATCGGCCCCCTGCCGCATCGACAGGTCATGGGCCTTCTGGGACCGGCTCTCGCTCAGTGCGAAGCTCCGCCTGGTCTCCGAGGCCCCCAGGTCCGACTCGTCCTGGCCCAGTGCCTTGGCCGCCTTGACCCGGGCGTCTCCCATCTGGTTGTACTGCCGGATCAGCCGCGGGTTGAGATCGTTGACCAGGCTCTGCACCTGCTGCGCGTTGTTCGGGTCGGTCAGCTTCAGCTGCTGGATCGCGTTGGTGCTGAGCCCTTCCCGGCGCAGCTTGTTGAGGTTCGACTCCTGCTCCTGCATCCGCACGATCTGGTCCTGGGCGTTGGACAGGATCCACTCCGCGGAGGAGGTGCGCTGCACGTCCACCCGCTTGTAGATGTCCATCACGCTCATGGCCATCTGCTTGGAGGAGACCTCGATCTGGTGGTTGAAGTCGGCCTCGGCCTGTCGGCGCTGCAGGTTGTACTGGTAGTTGGCCCGGCGAACGCTGCGGTTGTAGTCCTCGGTGGCGTACTGCCGCTGCTGCTGGAAGTCGGTCTCGGCCCGGCTCCGCTGCAGGTTGAAGTCGTGCTCCTGGTACCCGCGCTGCAGGTTGTAGTCGTCTTGGGCCCGGGTCCGGCTGATCTCGTACTGGTTCTGCATCAGCAGCATCTGCTGGAAGTAGCTGTACTGGGCCTGGACCTGCTGCTGGTAGAGGCTCTTCTCCTGGTTCCGCTGATCCGGGGTCAGCGGCCCCATCGCGCCAGTCATCATCCCCTGGAAGACCTGGCTCTGCTGACCGAACTGCTGGCCCCGACCCATGTAGGTCTGCGCCTGCTGCGCGTTCTGGAGGATGATTCCCATCCCCTGCTGAGCGATGTCCGAGCCCATCGCCGGGTCACCGGCGGACAGGTTGGAGACCCGGTTCAGGTACTTGACCTGCTGTCCGATCCCCATCCCCGAGGTGGAGATCTGGTTGGCGACATCGTTGATCGCTCGGTACTGAGCTACCGGGTCGCCCTCGGTGGACAGTGCCTTCTTCACCGAAGCGAGGTTCAGGATGCCGCCGGCTCCGAACAGCTCCTTGGTGGCGTCCTTGATCTGGGAGGCCGCGTCCTTGGCGTCCCCGGGCTCTCCAGCCGGAGCCTGGTAGATCTTCCGGTACACCGCCGCGGCTGCCTGGTCCCCGGTCAGGTCGGTGTTCCTGATCCCGTAGTGGGACAGCGCGTCCCGCCGCCGGTCCTCGTCAGTACCCAGGTACCCGCCCTTCCCGAACGCTCCCTGCAGGTACTCCTTCAGTCCGCCGCCCTTGGTCAGGAAGGTCGACTCCGCCGAGGTCTGGTCGAGGTCCAGCCCGAACATCGCCTTGGCGGTGGCCTGCTGGAAGTTTCCGGTGACGCTGGTACCGGCCTGATCCGGGCTGGCCATGGAGAAGCCCCGGATCAGTCGGTTGTACTGGTTGCCCCGGAACCGAGCGGCCTGAGCCGGGCTCTGCGTGGACAGGTAGTCGTACTGATCGCTGAGCGAGCCGTAGGCCCGGTTCATCAGATCCGAGGTCCGCCCCGCGTCCTGGATGCCGTACGCCCGGTTGATCGGGGTCAGCACCCCGCCCCAGCCACCGTGGTACCCGGGTCGAGCCGCAGACGGGACCAGCGACAGCGGAGAGGTCAGTGAGGTGCCTCCCTGGTCCAGGGCATTGAGCATCTTCTGGGCCTTGTCCCGACCGAACTTGTTGGTCAGGTCCATGGCCACGTCATTGACCGCGGATGGCGTCTTGGAGAGGTAGGACCACTGCCCACTGAGCATGGTCATCGCCTGATCCTCATTGCTGGGGATCGCGGAGTTGACCGGCTTGTAGCCACCTCCCTGAGCGATCTGCGCCTCGCGAACCGAGATGTTCCGAGCACCGGCAGCCGTGATCGTGCGTCGGTTCGCCGGACTGGTCGCCTGGGAGGCCGCAGTCGGTACCGCGGAGACTCCGGCTGCCTGGTAGTACGGGTTCAGCGCGTTCTGGTAGTCGGTGTACTGGAACTTGGTCTTCGACTCCTGACCCTGCAGGTAGGAGACCAGCGAGAACAGCCCGATCCCGGCAGCCCCGACTCCCATCATTCCGCTGCCGGCGATCGCTCCGGCACCACGAGCCAGCAGCCCGCCACCCTCCTTGGCCGCGGTGCCGGCAGTCAGCGTCATCGAGCCCAGCAGTGAGCCCATCCCACGACCGAAGGCCCCCATTCCCTTGGAGGCCGACATCGTGGACTTCTCCAGCTCGGCCATCGCCCGGGCGTTCTTGGTGTACTGCATCGCCTGGGCCTCGGCGGTCTTCATCTTCTCCGCATCCGAGGTGAGCCCGGAGAGCCGGCCAGACCTGAGCTGGTCGTAGTTCTGGTTGATCCTCGCGGCCTCCGCGTACGCCATCGGTGCGCCGCCGCGAGTCGTGAACGCCGGGTCGCCGGAGGCTCCGCTCATGAACCGGGTGTAGCCAGACCTCACGTTGGACCCGAACGGACCCATGAAGGCCATGGACCCGCGTGCTGTGGACGAGGAGAACATCTGCGGACGCCGGGTCCAGTCCGAGGAGACACCTCCGCCGTAGAGCACATCACCACCGAACCGAGCGCTGGTGCCCAGTCCGGTCAGACCCCAGCCCACCGCCCGGGACAGCGCGCCAGACCCTTCGCGCTCAACGGCTCCGTATCCCACCGCCCGAGACAGCCGGGCACCGCTGGAGAACAACCCGCGCGAGGCCCAGCCGGCTCGACCCAGCTCCGCCTCGGTCATCACCGCATTGCCCAGACCGGCAGTGGCTCCGGTCACCGCTCCCTGCCGGCGGAAGCCGGTGACGAACCCGGAGTTCACTACCTGGTTGATGGCCGCGAACGCCGCCAGCGCCTTGGCCAGCAGCAGCACAGTCCCGGCCAGCGCAGCGATCGGGATGGCCGTAGCGGTCGCCCAGGCTGCCAGCTTCCCGGCTGGGGAGTTCATGAAGGAGTTGGCCGCAGCCGCGCCCATCGTCAGCAGCTTGATGAACAAGCCCGCTGCCGGCGCGAAGTTCTTCCCGAAGGCCTCGGCAGTCTGGTTCAGCTCGGCTCGGAGCTTCCCCAGATTCTCGGTCAGCCCGTCCATCGCGGTCTCCGAGCCGCGATCGATGGCTCCTTGATCAGCCCCACGCGCCGCCTGCAGCTCGCCGGCGATACCACCGGGCTGCTGAGCCATCGCCGAGACGGCTCGAACGGTGCGCATCCCGTCCAGACCCATCCGGTTCAGGGTGGTGATCGCGCGCGGGCCCTGCTGGTTGATCGACTCGAAGACCCGCAGGATCTGGTCGCTGGCCCCCAGCGACTTGAACTGACCCACGGTCATCCCGACCAGGTTCGCGTACTTGGCCAGCTCCGGTGACCCGGACTGGGTGGCGTAGGCGATGTTCTGGACCATGGTGCCGAAGGCGTTCCCGGCCTGCATCCCGTCCTGGCCGGCCTTGATGAAGGCGTTCGACCAACCCATGATGTCGGTCTGGGACATGTTCACCAGTCGACCCAGCGGAGCGATCGAGTTCGCGAACGACAGGATCGAGGTGGCACTCGCATCCGAGCGAGCCTGGAGGACAGCCAGCTCGTTGGAGTACTTCTCGGTGTCCCGCTGGCTGGTGCCCATGGTCCGCTGGAGCTGGAGCATCCCCTGAGCCAGCGCCTGAGGACTGTCCTGAGTGGTCTTCCCCAGCTTCTCGAAGGTGGTGGCCAGCTTGTCCACCGTGGTGGTGTTGTCCTGCAGCTTGGAGAGCGTCTGCACCAGCGCAGCGGCACCGGCAGTGGTCTCTCCGAAGGAGGACCGAACGCTGTTGACCGAGGTGGCGTAGGAGTTGAAGGTGCTCTTCTGCATCTCCATGTTCTTGTTGAGCACCGCGGACTGAGTGTTCAGCCCCTCCATCTGGTGCTCCCACGCGCCGTACGCCGCGGTGGCTGCGGTGATCGTGGCCACATCCGCGACCGAGACCCCGATCAGCTTCCGGCCTGCGGACTTGGCCAGGTTGTTGAGCTTCATGCCCAACGAGTCGACCGACTTGCCCAGGTTGTCGGTGGCCATCGCCGAAGCGCCCATGGCCTGGTCGTACTGAGTGTTGTCAGTAGTCAGTACGACGTTGGCTTCAACCGGCTGGGCCGTCATCTCGTCCTAGTCCATCTTCAGCGAGCGGCGTTTCCGAGCCTTCATCGCCATCTGCGCGGTCAGTTGTAGAGTCGTGGGGATCAGTTTGACATTGGTCCCGGGCAGTGACGAGCCCTCTGTATCTCCGAAGATCGACTTCTGGTAGCAGCCCTGGCAGAACTCATCGACCGCAGTGAATGCGAACTTGTTCTCCTCCCACTCCCAGCTGGCTGTCCCACACATCTGACAGCGCAGCGTCTGCTCCATCGCGAAGGCCAGAGTCTTGGCTCGGTCCTCGGGATCCCACTTCAGGAACTTCGAGTGCGGGATGGCGTGCTCGAAGCAGTAGGACATCTCTAGGTAGAAGTTGCGGTCCTTCCTCAGCCGTTCTCGCTGAAAGGGATGTCCAGCCCCCGGTTGTTGAGCTCGACGGCGTTCCGGAACAGCACCATCACGTCACCGCGAGACCAGTCGTCTGAGTCCCAGATCGCCTTGGCTTGGACAGGAGACATCTCCGGGTCCACCGAGCAGGCCGCGATCAGCGCCGGCGCGAAGGAGTCGATGTCGAAGCTGGATCCCTCGGCTCGCTGCTCCGGCTTCGGCGGGTGCTTGGCCACCAGGCGGTCGTAGGCACGCATCCCGATCGCCTGGTACTTCAGAGTCACCTCGGTGCTCCCGCCGTCCTCATCGGAGAGGAACAGCGAGAACTCCGTGGTGGATCTGGGCTTGTTGACCAGCTGGTCCAGGGTGGCCCGCTTGGACTCCTGAGCCTGCTTCTGACGTGCCTCGACGGTCTTCGCGGTGGAGTTCGGCATCGGTCGCTTCCTGTGGTGGGGTGTAGTCGATCCGATGCTAGACCCCTCAGGCGACGGTGTACGCCTCGTCCGGCTCGACGTTGACCGAGCAGGAGGCGGTGAACGTGAGCACTGTGTTGGAGCTCATGTTCGCCATCGTCCGCGACGTGATCATCACGGTCCAGACCTCGACCTCATCGCCGGCCACCGGCAGGTTGTCGGTACCGCTGCCACCGAACCGGGCGATGACGAACGTTCCTCGGGTGCCTCGCGGCAGGGTCTCCCAGGCGATGTCGTCCACGTCGTCGCGGTAGAAGTCAGCGTCGAAGGTCGCCGCCGAGGTACCAGCGGTGCTGGTCTCGAACAGCGAGTCGAAGCTGGGGGTCGGCACCGTGTTGCCACGAGACGATGCGTTGAGACTGATGCAGTAACCAGTCAGATCGATGCACGCCGCGATCTGCGCAACGGTGGGGGCTTGGTCGGTGATCGCGGCAGGAGTGAACCCGATCCATGTGTTCTCATTCGGGATGATGCGTGGCATCGGTCAGGCCTTCCTCGTGGTCGTCTTCTTCGCAGGAGCGGCTTGAGTCTCGATCGGATTCTCGGTGACCGCAGCCTCTTCCTCGCTACTTCCATCATCTGCAACCGTCCAGCCGCGACGCTCGTACGCCTTGACCGACTCCTTCAGACAGAAGCCCTCGATGCCGTCCTTCTCGATCTTGATCTGCTCTGCTCGTGGCATGTCCTATCCCTTCGTGACCCAGACCTCGAACGAGTCTGCTTGAGTGAAGTAGTCCGGATAGGCGGAGCCGATCCGGCTGGTGTTCCCGATGGAGGTGCAGGTGGTCTTCTGGATCCGCCAGTCACCAGTCGGAGTAGTGATGGACTCCCTGGCGATGTTCGTCAGGTTCATCCTCATCCGGTCCGCCAACGCCTCCGTCTGCTTCCTGGAGATGCCGGCATAGACCACCGAGTAGGCCAACCGCCACTCGGACTGACTGTCGCCCAACGCTCCACCAGGAGCCTGGAGCGTGGCTGCACCAGGCGACAGAGAGAGCCACGGGGTGAAGGTGGTCCCGGGCTCGTTCGGCTCCCCCTGCCACCCGTAGGGCGCGACCGGCTGGGCGTTGTCGCCCACCGGGAACCCTTCGATCGCCAGCTCGTCCAGGAGACGGCTGGTGATCGGACCTCGGGAGATGGAGCTAGGGGCCATTTTCTTGGATCACCTTCACGTTGGCTTCTGCTGCCATCGTCCCAAGGGAGTCCACCCATGCCTCAAACGCAGGGCGGACGTAGGGCTGCGGTTTGGTCCCTGGGTGGTGCACCTTCTTGGCGTAGACCGTCATCCCGTTCATCTTGAAGACCAGTACTCCACCCGGGTTCTTGGGCTCGATGATGTGTGGTCCGGTCCCGAACTCCACGTACCCGGCGTACGGAGCGACGGCCTCGTTGGGGCCGATGGTCACCTTGTTGGTGTCCACCCGGATCGCCAGAGATCCGCGCAGCTTCCCGGACTTCACCGGGACCCGGACCTCCATCTCCGCCAGGATCTGGTTGGCCGCCTGGACCAGCACCTGGTGGGTGGTCACCTGGGACTGCTGAGCGGTCTGCCGGAGCGCATCCGCCAGCTTGGAGATGTCTGCCTGTCCGACGACTGGCATCACATCAACCCGGTGACCTCGAACCTGCGCGTAGCGCGCAGCTCGCCGGCCTTGGCGATGGTCTGGATCTCGTACCGCTTCCCCAGCATCTGGTCGTCGGTGGGCGCGGTCAGGATGGTCACCTGGTCGTAGCGCTTGATCTCGACCGCGGTGTCCCAGGGGATCGAGAGGTTGGTGTTCATCTGGTAGATATCGGCGTCCCCGACCACCACGGACTGAGCCGAGGTGACCTCCCAGATCCGGCAGCGGCCCTCGTAGAGGACGGTGGCCACT